CGCATAGCTTTCAATGCATTTTTTTCGAGACGGGAGACCTGGGCCTGGGAGATGCCGATCATGTCGGCGACCTCGGTCTGGGTCTTTCCTTCGAAAAAGCGCAGAGAGATGATATGACGCTCTCTGTCGTTCAGCCGTTTCATGGCTTCGCTGAGGGAGAGATGTTCTACCCACATCTCTTCCTTATTTTTTTTATCACTGATCTGGTCCATGACATAGAGGGTGTCGCCGCCGTCAGTGTAGACCGGCTCATAGAGACTCATGGGGTTCTGCATGGCATCTAAGGCATAGACGATGTCTTCCTTGGAGATACCCACCTCCGCGGCGATCTCTTCCACGGTGGGTTCCTTCAGGTTTTTTCTCGTCAGTGTGTCTTTTGCGTAAATTGCCTTATAGGCGGTATCCTTTAGGGATCTGGATACACGGATACTGTTGTTATCCCGTAAATATCTACGTATCTCACCGATAATCATTGGAGTGGCAATAGGATGTGCTAATGCCGTATTTATCATACTTTTAAAACTGCATATTTTTTCGTTTGTCGCAAAAGTGTCGTATATGTGTCACTATATGCGACTTTTTTTATGCCAAAATTTAATCATAAGGAGGAATGACCTTATGGGAAAATTCAAATTTTCAGATGAAACACTGGAACATATATTCAGCAAAGAACGTACAAGGGAAGTGCCGATTAAGTATCAGTCAATCATGGTTCATGTAATCGAGGAAGTTTTAGGAGAGACGGGTAATGCTTATGAATTTCAGTCCGTTGGGACTTATGAACAAGCCGACATATCAGACACTTGATGAAGTTGAAATTGCGAAACAGATAGAATCAATGGAAGAAAGGGAGAACAGCCATGCCGCAGCCGATTATGAATCCGAACTATTTCAATCCGCAGTATAGAACACCTATGTACGGACAGTTTATGCCACAGCAGGAACAGTTTCAGCCACAGCAGTTTATGCAACAGCCACAGCAAAACGCAGTACAGATGTACGGTCGTATTGTACCGGCGCAAGAGTGCATAGCACCGAATGAGGTTCCCATGGATGGCAACACAGCATTCTTCCCCAAACAGGACTTGTCGGAGATCTATGCTAAATCCTGGGGAGCAGATGGAAAAATCTACACAAGGCTCTATAAGCCTGTTTTAGATGCAGACCCTAACAATTTACCGTCAGAAACAGAAAAAGCAAAATTTGACCTATCAGACGAAGCCACAGCGGTATTTATGAAGCGTTTCGATGAATTAGAGCAAAAGATTGAGCAGTTGAAATCTTCGCAATCGCAAAGAAAAACTCCACAATCGCAAAGAAAGGATGATGCAGATGCTTAAGTCAATGGGGAATCCGCAACAGTTTATACAAAATATGATGGGGAACAGCCAGATCATGTCTAACGACATGGTAAAAAACGCTTATGGGATGGCTCAAAAAGGTGATTTCCAAGGAGTAGAAAATCTTGCGAGAAACATCTGCAAAACGAAAGGTATAAATCCTGATGATGTAATAAGACAGATAAAAAGTCAGTTTCCTTTTTAACAGCATATTAGAGGTTTGTGCACAAAACCCGGGAGACCTCTTTATGAATAAAATTATGGAGGTAATCTAATATGTTTGAAACAAACAACAGTCCTTTTACCATGCCTGTTATTCCGGCTGCCGGAAATGGCTACGGAAATAATGGTGCATTTGGTGACGGTGGATGGCTCTGGTTCATAGTCGTAATTTTTGCGATTTTTGGAGGTTGGGGCGGTAATGGATGGGGCGGTAATGGCTCTAATTCCAGTTACTATACCGATTCTGCACTGCAAAGAGGGTTCGACACCCAGTCTATCATCGGTAAACTGGACGGAATCAACAACGGTCTGTGTGACGGATTCTACGCTGTAAACAATGGTATGCTTACCGGATTTAATGGCGTAAATACCAACATTTTACAGACTGGCTATGGCATCCAACAGGCTATCAATGCAGACACCGTAGCAGGAATGCAGAATGCTAACGCTTTACAGGCACAGTTAGCACAGTGCTGCTGCGATACCCGTGAAGCTATCCAGGGTGTAAACTACAATATGGCAACGAATACTTGCGCATTGCAGAACACCATGAATAACAACACTCGTGATATTATCGACAGCCAGAACGCCGGTACAAGAGCAATCCTTGACTACTTATGTCAGGATAAGATCGCTACTCTGCAGGCAGAGAACAACGATCTGCGCAGAGCCGCTTCTCAGGATCGTCAGAATGCTCTTCTGACTACTGCCATGAGTGCACAGACACAGCAGATCATCAACGCTGTGAATCCTGCTCCCATCCCGGCATACCAGGTTCCCAACCCTAATGTATATTACGGATGCGGATGTGGTTGCAACACTGGTTGCGGATGCTAAAACTGCATATCGAGTAACTTAACCTTAAGGTTATGTCTGCTATGCAGAATTACTGACAACATGGGGCAGACTATATGGTTTGCCCCTTTGATTTTGAAAGAGAGGTTTTATTATGGCTGAATATACAGCAGTAGCATTACAGACTGTGGCAGCAGGAGCAGACGTTGCTTTTACCGAAACTGCCGTAAATGGAAGTAACTGTATCAATCATAGAGAGGGATCCGGAATTGTGAAGTTAAGAGGTATCACTAATCAGTGTCGTGCAAGATTCCTTGTAAGTTATTCCGGCAACATTCAGATTCCCACTGGTGGAACTGTTGAGGAAATTTCCCTTGCACTGGCAGTAGACGGAGAACCTTTGCAGTCCACAAGAATGATTGTAACTCCGGCAGCAGTAGAGAATTTCTTCAATGTTTCTGCACAGGCTTACATTGATGTTCCTCGTGGATGCTGCAGTACGGTAGCCGTTCAGAACACTTCTACGCAAGCTATTGAAGTGCAGAACAGCAATTTGATTGCCGTTCGTGAAGCGTAGGAGGTGAAAAATCATGGATGTTAAAAGAATGCATGAAATGATTGAGAAACTTTCTGAATGCGCTAAAGCGCAGTTTGACAAGGGCATCGACCATGTAGACACTTGCGAAATGGGAAAGGTCATCGACATGATGAAAGACTTATCCGAAGCAATGTACTACCGTGAGCTGACAAAAACCATGCAGGAATATGATCCGGAAGAAGTCGTGGAAATGTTTGATCGTTACGGTGACGGTGGCAGACGGTTCTATGACCATTACCGCTATGCTGACGGCAGATTTGCACCTAAAGGTCGTGGAACCTACCGCAGAGGTTATGAAGAGCCACCTTATTACCACATGACCCCGGAAATGTATCACCGTGACATGGACAGAGACATGGGACGTATGTACTACACGGAAACTTCTTCATCCGGTATGCGTGATGCAAGAGAGGGCAGAAGTGGCATGAGCCGCAGAACCTACATGGAAAATAAAGAACTGCATAAGGCGAATACACAGCAGGACAAAGAAGCAAAAGTCCGTGACCTGAACACCTACATGACCGAACTTGCAAACGACATGACGGAAATCATCAACGATGCAACACCGGAAGAAAAGACGGTACTGCGAAACAAGCTGTCTGCACTGGTAACAAAAATTGTATAACACACTTAAGGGGCTTATTTAGCCCCTTTTATGTTGGAGGTGGTAAAGTTGTTCACGATAAATGGAATGGACTGGAATTTAAGGCTTGTACGCAGTCACAGCCCTATGCTGATGCGCTCTGACGGTACATATACGTTCGGCATGACAGACAGGAACACAAGAGATATTTACATATCAAATATAATTCATGGTAATTTCTATGACCGTGTCCTGTGCCATGAATTGTGCCATGCGTTCTGCTTATCATACAATCTGACTATGGACATTCAGACAGAAGAGATTGTTGCCGACTTTTTGGCTACCTACGGAAGAGAAGTGTTTGCGCTGGCTGATGAATTGATAAGTGGATACATGGAAAGAATGGCATAGAAAAGGGCATCCGCAAGGGTGCCCTTAAAATCCTATATTCTATTGTAATTTGATAACTTCTTTGTTGCCCGTCCAGAAACTTGTTTCGTATTCCAGTTCAATACTCTGCGCATCCTTCGGAACTACAAATGCAATCTTGTAAGAGGTATTTCTTCCGCTTGAAAGATTAGCATTCAACGAAGAACTATCAACAACACTGTAATTCTGCTCACAATCTGTATTGTCTGCGTAACACTGAAAATCGTAGATGCTTACATACTTATCATCTTTGCTGTTGTTCTGATAAGAAACATCAATCATAATGTATTTTGTTCCATCAGCAGGAGCGTTCCAACCGTATTCATCCTCATAATCAGTGTAGTCAAGGTCAAAATCATTGATTGTTACTTGCAATCCGTCCGCATCGAATGTGTAACCGGGAGAAATAACAAAATCTGATTTATTTACAACAGGTGAAGAAGTAGACTCTTCTGTTGCTTCAAGCGAAACTTTTACTTCCGCAATAGGAATAGAAACATCATCAGATTTATTGCCTATGTTATAAACTATGACTGCAAGAACACACCATATAATGGCAAACCACGAACCAGTATGCAATTTATTCTTTTTATCACCAGTAGCAATGTCGATTATTGCAAGAATAACAGCAACCGGAATAGTAAATGTCAAAATAGAAAACACAGCCGCCAACGTACTTAATGTGCTCTGCTTTTTCTTAGGCGGTTTTTGATTACCCTGAACTGTCTGATTTTTTTGCTGTTCCAAAATGTCAATGTCAAATTTAGACATACAAGCATCACAATAACCTATTCTGTGATACACAGGCAATCCTTTTTCATCCGTAGCCACCTGTTCCGGAACAACTCTCATTTCTTTACCACATTTGTAGCAATTCATAATATTTCCCCCTCTAGGTTTTATTAAAAATCTCATTTTCTGAGACTTTTTTCGTAAAAAATTTTAATGTGTTTCTTTTGATACCCCCGTAGGTCTGCATTTTCAACCGAAAATCTCGTTTTTAGAGGTTTTTGAAAGAAAAATTTTTCTACAATTTTCGTGCTAAAAATTTTCAATCCCCCCGGGGTAGCACTTTTCAAGCTGAAAAATCCGTTTTCAGAGTTTTTTCGCAGATTTTTTCAGACCGATTCAAGGTGCGGAACACCTGCGCACTTCTGCGGTGCAAGTCCTGGACCCGTCACACGGTCACCGTGTCGCAGCTTTTCCAAGGTCTCCGACTGCGGAAAGCATGGAATCATACGCAGACCGCAACAGCTCTGCAGATTCCGGAGACATACCACCGGCGGCAGTCTCAACCCTTATAACTGTTTCCAGCCGTTCCCCGGCATCCGCTACGCTCTCCATAATGTCGTATACATGACAGATTCCCACTTTTCGCATTTTGTATAATCCCCTTGTAATATTTGATTGTACACCAAGACAGCGCAAGCCGTCAATATATCCGGGCGCAGGATCTGACCGGATCCGGTGGAATAGTAACACAAATAGACAGCCAGACGGCAGCATATCCAACGGAACACGACAAAAGGACGGTTGCAAGCCGTCTTTTATCTGTTTTCCAGTTCAAAAATTGCCCACCGCATGGCGGCTGCTTTTTTGAATTTCTGCATGTTAGCATAACTCGCTTTCTATTTCTTCTTCAGTTAATTCCTCCAACGTGTCTACATAAATAGCCTTTTCTGCGCTTTCCAAAAGCACCCAAGCAACAGTACGACCATTCCGAGCAATGTTAATTGAAGCGGTTCCATCTTCGTACCACTTGCAAAGCGTTTCTTCATTTTCTGCAACATCAAAATAGCCTAATTCATTTATAGCCTGTTTGATTGCTTTCTTTTCCTGATCTGTTAATTTTTCCATCGTTCATACCTCCATTTTTGTTTTTTGTTTTTCTTTTTCAAAATAAAGATATGCTTTTATCTACCTTAGTAGAAATTTAGCATATTATATATCATTTTTAAAAGAAATGCAACCGCCGGTAGTGATCCGGCTGGCATCCTCTGCGGCGGTTAATTCAAACAGTTTTCAATATCTTTTGCAAGGTGTGGAAATGCTTTTTCTATGTCTTGCACGCTGTCGGCGTAATAATCACCAACAATTTTCCCAAAAATGCGAAGATTGCCGGAATAAAATCCGCCTAAATCATTAAAATATATGTCTAATCCTGTCACCTGTTCCGGCTTGTCTCCGTACCACATATCAATATTTATTTTTCCCATTTTCATTTCCTCCATATTTTCAATTTTTCCCGTTTCCGGGTAAAAGCAAGCCGGGGCACGATCCCCGGTGTAAGCCTGTCTTACTTGCTTAATTCTCTATAGTACCGGAGCACATACCCGGCAAGCATTGCACAAATTAGTAATATAAAATTCTCCATGCTCTTATTCTTCCTCACTTTCAAAAGCTTCTTCCAGTTCTTCCCCCATATCGTCCAAAACTTCGGCGATTGCCTGCCCTAACAGATAACATCTAATTGTTACGTCCATTTTTTCCCAGTCCTCAGATAAAAACCATTCTCCAACCGTTGCGGCATCTGTTCCGAACTCTTCGCAAGCATCTTTTAAAAGATCAATGTTATCTTTAACATATTCCTGCGCCTGTGCTCTGCTAAAAGTGTAAGAGCCGCTTGCGTTTCCGGTTACGCTGTCTTCTGTAAAAAGCTCATCATTTAAGTAGCTTTCCAGCTCGTCACGGTCTGAATAATCTGCTAAATTGATCTCGTTGTTGATGTACTCTGTAATGTCGTTTTTCATAGCTTCTAAATAGTTATACATATTGCTTTACCTTTTCACCCGTGTTATAATATGGGTGCCTTTCTTTTTTGATTGGTGCCGGTGTTCGCTTGGTAGGTGTCACCGGCTTTTTTATTTGTTGAGATAACTATATCATGATATATAGCATGTGTCAACACTTTTCTATAAATATTTATATAAAATTTATATGACATGATATATATACAATTATATTGCATTTATATATAAAGTGTTATATAATATGATAAAACAATTTATTAAAGGAGGTTTTGCAGATGGCAAGGACAGCAGATTACACACGCAAAGCAATTAACAATTACCGCAGTAAATTTGATCTTGTACAAATCAGATTACCAAAAGGCACAAAGGACAGAGCAGCAGAATTAGACATAAATATAAATGATATAGCTGTATCGGCGGTATTGTCTTATTTAGACGGTTTGGAGAGCCAAGCGGAGAATTTGCCGCAAGAGCCGGAAAAGACCGCAGAAAAGGCAAACACAGAGCACACAGAGGTATCCGAGAAAGTCGCATTGATGCAAGCAAACGAAAGATTGCACCAGCTCCAGGAGCAGAGGAGAGCAGAGCGCAAAAAATCGGAACAACCGCAAGTTGTAGACGCTGAGGAATTTTTGAAAAATATCAATAAATAATTGCAATAAACTATTGACATGATATATAACATGATATATAATCAAGATACAAACAAACGAAAGGAGCGAACGACATGACAGGAACACCGGAGCAGATCACAGCAAAGAAAGCCGCCCGGATCCGATCAAACGTCCGGCAGTTCTTCCAGTACTACCGGGAGCAACTGGAAAATGTAGAATCGGAACGGCTGAAAGAATTTAACCGGGCAGAACTCCAAGCACTGGAGACAGTGCAAGCGGAAACGCTCCAAGCACTGGAGAGCATGACAGATCCGGAGTTATTGGCCAGCAAAACCGCATACGGTGACAGGGTGTTAATTGACCGGATCACAGCGAGAGCGGAACGGATCAGAAGAACAAGTAAACAAATAGCTTAAAAAAGAAAGGTTAAAGGTGGCAAAATGAGAAAATACAAAGTAATTGAAGACAATGGTGGAGGATTAACGTTAGTTGTATTTGGGGAAAACGGAGAAGTCCAATATTTGTGCGATGGGTATCAATTCAGGGAAAAAGGAAGTTTGATTAATGATATCAACGCTTTGAAAAATGGGGAAGACCCTTCCTACTGGGATGGCAACGTAGACGATCCACAAGCGGCATATGACGAAATAAATTCCTTTGATTTTGGCTTCGAAGTTGTGGCGGATGAAGATGGAATTTACCCAAACAAAATGGGTGTAGCTGCATCTTTGGAATTTGGCATTGATGAACAGTAAAAAATATGCGGAGCGCAAAAGCTCCGCTTTTTGCGTTGGAGTAAAAAAATGAAAGACAATGTACTACCGAGAATTTGTAAAACGTGCGGAATTAGCTTTTTAGGTGGCCCAAGGGCATTTTACTGTCCGGAATGCAGGCAGGAGCGTAAAAAAGAGCAAAGTAAGAGATATAAAGAGCGCATCAAGCACGGGTCTATAACTCCGCTTGGGTCTATTATACAGTGCGAGTCCTGCGGATGCGATATGATTAAATGCAGCGGCTTACAAAGATTTTGTAAACAATGTGCTAAAAAGCATTTAAAAATAATTGATAATCAACAATCTTTAGATTGGAATAAAAATAATCAAGTAAAAGTCAAAAAATCGAAAAAAATATATATCGATAAAAAGCAAGCATCCGGCGTACATAAGAATAGCGGTATACCTGGCGTTAATTGGGATACCGTAAAAAATAAGTGGATTGCTTGCGTATCTGTTAATCACAGGCAAATCAAGATTGTGACCACATCAAACATAAATGTTGCAAAATCGGCAAGAGAGGAGGCACAAAAAGCAAAAGAATCCGGACTATTAACAGATGATTTTATAAACATATTAAAATCAAAATATCGTAATCTATAAGCAGGTGCAACAGCCTGCTTTTCTTGATCTATTTTCACTGTGATATTTTAACGTGCTAAATTTTGTAGACAAATTGTAGACATTTTGTAGACGCAGATTAAATAAAAGGAGATTAGATAAAATAAAGGTTAGATAAAATAAAAGTAAATAAGAGCAGAAAGACATTGTATATCCAAGTATATATAAATACTAGAGCTGTCCGTCTACCACCATGTACCCATCTGCAAATATTACCTGTCTGTCTGTTAAATAATCCCATTTGTCAAATTTAACCGGATGATATTTTTTAATCGCATGATTTTTATATACTCAGGATCACCGGAAGACATACCACAGTAACAAATTGTCAAATGCGTAAAAGGTTGTCGTGGATTTATAAATAGCACTTATGATATTATAAAAGCAGTTAGGGAGCCGACGCTAACACGGTGCGAGTGACAGCGGTGCAAATCCAACCCCCTCTGGATATGCAGCCGCCCAGATTGTAACCAAGACCACCGGAGCCGACAGACCGGAACCGATCAGAAGTCACTAGCTGATCACTTTTGTAAATTTATGTTTTTGCATGATCTGTGGAGGAGATAAAAAAACATAGGTTTATTGAGTGATGCTTAGTGATTTTTTTATTGCAGATTTTTAGGAGGTGCAGAACATGGAAAAAGTCGAAAATACGGAAACATCACAGGTTTATGAAAATGACATGGAATTATACCTCTCCCAGTTCTGCAAGGATCAGAAAATCGATGATATCAGGAAAGAGTCTCAGAGTGTATGGAATGCTGCTCTTATGTATATCAAACGCCATGCATTTAATGAGCCGGATTGTCTCAAATCTAAAGAGATGCATAATATAGACGGGTTTATGGGTGGTTATAGTAATTATAATGCTTATGACTATACGTTAATTAATCGTATATGTGATTATTATATATATATGTGTATGATGTATGATAAAGAGGTATCAGCTATAGGATTTAGTTTATTGACAGGGATAGACAGATATACGATAGCTACTTGGAGAGACGAGGGAACAAAATCAAGTCCATTAAGTTCTGACATTGGCAAAAAGATATCGGATTTCCGCGAAGAATCTTTGAGCGCAAAACTTGCCACGGCAAAGCGTAACCCTGTGGGGATCCTGGCAATCCTAAACCGCCATTACGGATGGAACCTTCCGGGAGTATCGAGAGAGCAGCAGAACCACAAGCAAGCGTTAACTGCTTCGGATTTGCCACAGTTAGGCGTTGCAAATGGACAAAATACATCAATGTTGACCGATTCCGGAGCGTATGACGATAGCAACGTAGATGCGAATGATTAGCAACAAGTGAGGAAACGTGCGGAAATATGGGATAGTTAAGGACGTGTCAATAAAGACTGCGCGAAGCGCGAATTTTGCGCATAGTTGAAATGTGTTGATGGAAACGGGGGGGAGGGGGTCTGACAGGATCAGCGAACAGCCCCTACTTAGTCCCTCAAATTTCCTAAAAAATAAAAAGACCTTTATCCAGAAAGGAGACCTAGATGTCAGATAATGTAAATCACCCAAGTCATTATGAGACAGGAAAATATGAGTGCATAGATGTGATGATTGAGACGCAGGGGATTGAAGCTGTGAAGAACTTCTGCATCTGCAATGCTTTTAAATATCTTTACCGGCATGAGAATAAAAATGGTGTAGAGGATGTTCGGAAAGCTAAGTGGTACCTGGACAAGTATTTGGAACTGGTTGAATCAGACAAAGAAAAGCTAAAGAAATCTTTTGAAAACTTGGAAAGAAGCATTGAGAATATTCAAAAAAATTGGAAAATACCGCCAAATATTGAAATTGCTATACCGCTTTGCAAACATGAATCTGAAACAGACAATGATGAAAAAGTTTCTGTGGAAGAGGATTTAAGTAAAGTTGCAACAATTCCTAAGTTAGATACAGGATCAAGGGCGCATAAACCACAAACTGCTAAGAATTTTGCAACTTCTGTATGAATTTACAATGATCGAGGTCACTTATGCAGATCTACGGAAAAGAGATTAAAGACGAATGTTCAAAATGCGGTGAAGTCCTGCAATGCGAATTATTTCTGCAAGGTCACGGAATTAAGAGAGACCGTGAGAACGTTACGGAAATGGTTAGCTGTCAGATGAAGCACCAAAAGAGCAGGCTTGATAAAGAGCCTAAAGAAGATTTACCAGTTAAGGAGAAATGTGAATTGCCACCGGAGATTAAAGAAATCTACACAGAGGTTTGGAAAATCCATAAAGAGTGTGCTAATCCGAAAACGGATGAAGACTGGGAATATCTTATCCGGCAGGGCAATCTGCTGATTAAAATGCATAACAATAGCCAGTTTGCTAAAGCACTGGTAATGGCAATGATCGATGAAATTGAAGGAAGGACGAAGAAAAAATGCTTGGATTCATGATTTTAAAAATAATGACAACGTTGGTATTGACAGTTTTAGCAATATCTGCTTTATGGTATGCTCCAAAACAGAAAACAGCATCAGACGGAGTTATTTTATTTGCGTTCGCAATGTTCCTTGCATTTGGAATAACTTTCATGTGGGTATAGCCTATGTGGTTACCGGAGATTATGCGAATTATCCCATATCACAATGTTGAATGGGTTAAATTCATAAAGCCATTGTTATTGCCGAATATCCGGTGTTGTGTTGGCATTGGATATGTGGCAGAGAAATCAAGGCATCAAGAGTGTATGTAGCCTGTGTGTGGGAAACGAAAAATGGAAATATGCGTTCGACAACACCAAGTTTTTCAAAGTACCGTGCACAGGCGTGACAATTAAGCAATATAGGGTGTTTCACGAAAATAATCCGGGAGCAGATGGTCTCTCTCCCGGAGTTTAGGACTATCGCCAAGCGGTAAGGCACAGCACTTTGACTGCTGCATTCCCAGGTTCGAATCCTGGTAGTCCTGTTTCGCAGATGTTTTCTTCTTTTGGTCTTTGCCATCTGCGAATTGTCTTCCATACTTTTCCATTGGAGACACTCCTTTCACCTCATAGCGGAATGCTGTTAAGAGCCGTCACAAGGCTCGTGAGGGTTTAACCGGTTTATTACAGCCCGGTTTTTGCAGAATACCGTTGTGGGTTTAATCTGCATCTGTTTTGTACCATACAACAGTTTAGAAGAGTATGTGGCTCAACAGAGATACTGCACAGCCCTTGCAGACATAAAATGGGCGTAGGTGGTGGCGGAATGGGTAAACGCAAAATCTTATACAGTTTTTGTTAAGTGGTAGCAGGACACTCATTAAACGGCGGAGTACCAAACTGGCGATCCAGTGAGCAGGAGGAAACACGAAAAACTATCCTTGTATAAGAAAAACTGCTTGTGGGGTTCAAATCCTCACCCACCTATATCCCACGTAACCGCTTGAAGCCTTGCAACTATATAGCGGTGAAAACTTTATCTGCGGTGATAAGACGATACCGTGATTGCAATAGTCGGTAGGTAGCAGATAGATATGCCAGAAGTTCATCTGTGGTTATACGGCACAGGTTTTGGGGAAATATGCATAGTGGCGATTGCAGCGATCTGTAAAACCGTGACATTAGAAACACCGAAGGTTCGACTCCTTCTTTCCCCACGATGTCGGATCGCAACCGGCTAGCAGGTAACTGGCGGATGCCCTGCGAAAATAAAAATAGCCATAAGTGTTGCGCTGTGTCAGCGCCTTAAATGTAGGCATACAGCTTATGGAAACGCACATGATCGGTTAGTCAAGTGGTAAGACACCCCCCTTTCACGGTGGTAACGCGAGTTCGAATCTCGTACCGATCATTGGGATGTAGCGCAAATGGAAAGAGCAGTGTCCTTCTACGGCATAGGCTGTGGGTTCAAGTCCCATCATCCCAACTTTTTCATTCAATCCTAAAAGACGCTATTGGGCAGGTGCGTGGTTGATAGTCGTAACGGATGGATTGTTTCAAGAAATCGCACCATCAAGATGCAGTGTTCCCATAATGGTATTGGAACGGCTTGCTAAGCCGCCGGGCGTTTATTCGCCTTGTAGGTTCGAATCCTACACACTGCGTTTATACGAGTGGGAACGCATATCATTGTTCGCAGGGGGATATGCATAATTGTGAGTTGAGATACCTGTTCTAGCAATTAACCATGCTATATTTGCCGTATGTCCGGGTGGTGAGGGAGCGGTCTTGAAAACCGTTGGCTGTAAAAGGCTTGCAGGTTCGAATCCTGTGTACGGCGTTTATCTTTATCTCCACTTAGCCGGGTACTACTGCAATAGTTCCGGTCGATGGGAGATGTATGGATAGTAGTTGCTCATTATCGGTCAACGAAAAACACTTCTGCGAGTAGAATTTGCAGATTCAAAAGTAGTCGTACATTGTTTGGGTCGGGTGGGTTCAACTCCCACGGCAACTATTCCCTAGCTAAAACGTAAGCCACATATGTTTAGCGAAAACCAAGCCTATGAAGTAGAGAACAGACAAGACTGTGAGATTGTGGATAGTCAGTGACAAGTAGGCGGTGCACATTTGGTTATGGCAAGCGCAAGCCATAAAAGGTTTTTACGGTGCAATTTCCATGCATAGCTCCAGTGGAAGAGCGGCATCCGCATAGGATGTGTGTCGGCGGTTCGATTCCGTCTGCATGGGTTACGGAGGAATTTTGCATGAATGGATTTCACCTTATTCTTCAAGATTGTTGTCAGTATTGTAAAGATTTTGAACCGAAACTGATACAAATGAATATAACAACAGTATCTGACAAAAGCGAAAAATACTTAAACAACATTACTTGCGAAAATCTTGATAAATGTGAACGGTTAATGGAGAGGTTAAAAAATAAGCATGTGTAAATTTTGTGAAAACTGGCATGACGAAAATACAATCTGCGGAGCAGACATAAAAATTAATAAATGTGCGAATGAAACAAATTTGACATGTGCACAGATTATGAAGAATAACTGCGATAAAGTGCCAGGTATCGTGATTTATAAAGGATGCAAGGCGGCAGGCTACTTTGATATTGTATTTTGCCCCATGTGTGGCAGAAAGTTGGTGGAGTAATGACGTGCTATGATTGTGCCTATCTTAAAATTGAAAGAAATGAAAATATTGGAACGATAGATGTTTGCAAATATCCAGAAAAATATATTCCACCAACCGGATATGCAGATAGCAAGCATGAGTGCGAATTTTTCAAAAAGAAATCTGGAGTTTCTAAATGGGATTCATATTCCGAGTATGAAAAAGAAAAATACCATGAGTATTTCCGAGAAAACTATGCTCAAAACCCTTATGGCGATTTAACATACGAACAGGCTTGGTTACTGTTTGTTGAATATTTAAAAACTACTGATTCAAATACATGAAAACAACCTTAGATTATAAGAAAGTTGGTGGAAGAATGAATCCATTAGAAGAAATATTTTTCAGAGCTTGCGTGAATGAGCAGAAAAGAAAATTACATTCTAGCGATCGGGAATTGAGCATAAGAACTATTGGAAATATTTTTGAAAGATTAGGATTCTCGTACAAGCAGTTAATGTGTTATGTCAGCAAGTGGTCTGACAAGGGATTTTATAATTATGGAGTGACGCTTGACTTAGGCTGGTTTGAATTTGATAAGCTGACCGGAGAATATAAGCAGATTTATGATTCTATGACAAGTACGGACGGATGGAAAGATGGAGAACTTGCAAGTTATATTATCAGTAATTCGTTTAATCGGGAACGGATAACAAATTTTGCATTGAAAAAGCATCTTGGAATTGGAAAAGATGAGGACTTCTTCAATCCATACAAAGAGGTGTAACTAATGAAACATATCAAAGAATGGAACACTTGCGATAGGTGTGGATTAGAAATAAAGAATACACTTATCAGAAAAGGAAAAGCGAAAATTAAGTCAAAAATCCAAAAAGGTTACCATATTGATAGTTTGCTTGACAATTTTGGAATTATTTTGTACACAGAAGAAGCAGAAATTGACTTATGCCCTAAGTGCCGGAAAGAGTTTGAGGAGTGGATGAAGAATGAAAGACACAATATTGTACATCAGTGATAGAGAAAAAAGAGTCGCAAGCTTTTTGAAAAATCTTTGCCTAAATTGCTGGAATGCAAAAAAAGAATATCTTTTGGATTTGAGACATGACATTTTGATAACAGATAAGGTTGATGTTGTTGGAAAATCATTTTATGGAAGTCATTTGGGGTGTGGATATGGGCATTGTTTATATTACTGCATCGATGAAACAATTGATAAAAACAGAATGACGGATAAAGATAATCAACAACTAACAGAAATACTTGCTCATGTTAGAGAAGGAGCAAAAGAAGTATCCGAACAGGAAATATTATATATGCTTGATATGAAAGTAGGTGGATGAAAAATGAGCATGACAGCAGTAATTGATAGCATAGAGCGTGATGCGTGGCGGCAGGTCACACCTAAAAACATCGGGAATATTGAAAATGTAAAAATTGAATGTACAACACTGGGAGAAGACCCGATTGTCGTGGCATATACAAAGGAAGACGAGGAAGCTTTGAAAAAATGTTTTTATGTAAAACTGTCCGAACATCGTTGTAGCAAATGCAAACGTCTTTTAGGAAAATTCAACGGACAGGCTGAGATTAAATGCCCGAAATGTGGGGAAATCAATAGAATCGGTGTAAATTTACCAAAGGATAAGGTTTTTGATTTTTTAGAAACAGAAAAGCGAATTTCACAGGAAAGGATAAACGAATACGCAGAATGTTTTGATGGTGTTCCTGTTAATGACCATACAAGAAAGGAACTACTAAAAAGTCATATAAGATTTTGTGACAGAATATTAAAACTTTTGAATTAAATATTTCAGAGCACCAGCCGTAGAGTGCCTACGCAGAGAGCCAAATTTCCAAAATTTTAGGAAAGGAGGCTCTTTTATATTGGCAAGTCAGAGCCTTATATCGGCAGTAAACAGCTATGACAATTACATACAGCGCAAGGGAATTGATGAACAGGTCATTGATGCGTACATAGAAGCCTGCAGAGTGGCTATAAATGGCGAAAAGGATATAACTTATGGCTTACAGATAACAAACCGTTCTAAAGGCATTGTAGAGCGTTTCTGCATGGAAAGAACCGGAGGAACCATATGGGATTTAGAAAAGTATTCCTTCGCAAACAAGACACATTATTCTCTGACAGATAAATTGTACGATGTTCTTTTACTAGAAGCACAAAATAAAGTTGTGGACAGTGCATACCGCTATTTGGAAAAGAAAAGAGAACCTAGAGAGCGGTTCTATATGCCACGCAGAAAGCAATTCCTTAAAATCGGTCTCATTGATGCCATTCAAGGCATGATTGATGATATATATGACATCCTCTGCGTGTCACTTATCCCTGGTGCTGGAAAAACCACGGTCGAGAAAATGCTAAATGCGTTGGTAGCAGGATGGTTTCCGAGAGATTTCAACCTTTTTTACTCCCACAGTGGAGATATTACACGTATGTACTATGACGGTGTGTACGATATTTGTACAAATTCTGACGAGTACACTTGGAATGAAATTTTCCCAAATCTTTCTGTTACCAGTACTAACGCAAAAATGGAGCAGTTTAACATCGGCAAATATAAACCATTTCCATCCGTTCAGTGTACATCCGTAGGAAGTAAAAATGCTGGTAAAGTACGTGCATCAAAGTTTTTGTTCGTAGATGACATGATCGGTGGCATCGAAGAAGCTATGAATCCTATAATTTTGGATAAATTGTGGGACAAGTATGCGGTAGATGCAAGACAAAGAAAGACACAAGATACTGACGGAAAGAATTGCAAAGAGATCCATATTGCTACCAGGTGGAGCGTAAATGATGTAATCGGTCGGATCCAAAATATGTATGAAGGGAATCCGAGAGTAAAAGTAATTGCGGTTCCGGATATTGACCCAAAAACAGGATTAAGCAATTTTGACTACGAATTTTCCGGATTTACGGTTGCTTTTTTTGAAGATCAACAATTACTCATGGATGAAATCTCTTATAGGTGTCTTTACAAGCAGGAGCCTATTGAACGTGAGGGATTGTTATTCCCGGAAGAAAAAATCAGACGTTATCTTAATCTGCCACATGGGGAACCGGAAATTATTACCGGGCAATGCGATACCAAGGGAAAAGGAACCGACTTTTTTGTTCTTCCGGTATTGCAAAAGTACGGAGAAGATTATTACTGCGTGGATGCTGTTTGCGACAATACTGCGGATTATGAGATGCAGTATGAAAATGCTGCAAATGTACTTGTTAATAATAAAGTGCAAGAGTGCGAATTTGAGCGTAATGCCGGCGGTGACCGTGTGGCAATGGAAGTAAATAAGCGTGTAGAGAGTAAAGGATGGATATGCAACATCACAGACACACCGACAGAGACAAACAAAGAAGCAAGAATTTTTCAGTGCTCTAACTGGATTTTGCAACACGTAATATTCAAGGATTCATCATTGTATAAGCCTAACGAACCATACGGTGTAATGATGTCGTTACTGAAAAGGTATTCTGTTTCAGGAAAAAAACAGTTAGATGATGTACCGGATGTATTTTCAAACTTTGCATTGCGAATTACAAACGGAAACAGGGTAGCAAAAGTAGAAGCAATTCAAAACCCATTCTCTTTCGGACGGAGGTATTGATTATGGTGACTAAAGAGGTTTTATCTCAATACATAGATTTACAGGAAGAAATCAAAGAAGTACAGCAGAAGATTAAAAAACTTGAATCGGATATCAGAAAAATTGAATCGGATGGGAATGTTGTTGACAGCGTATCAGGTGGATGCGGCGGCACTGAACATTTTCGTATTGAAGGATTCCCTTATCCGGAGTACAGCAGAAAACGGACACTGCTTTATTCCAGAAAGGCTACTTTACAGCTTTTAGAGGACGATTTACTGCAAAAAAATAATGAAGTCGAAGAATTTATTGCAAGCGTTCAGGACAGTCGTATAAGACGGATCATAAATTTACGATTTATTGAAAAATTATCATGGAACAAGGTCGCTGACAGAATCGGTGGTGGAAACACAGAGGATAGCGTAAGAAAAGCATTCGATCGTTACATGGCAAATTAAACTTGTCCGATATGTCCGATTTTTCCGTGATACTATTAAGATGCAGAAAGATTCCAAGATATTTTTCATTTCCTCCTCAGATTATGTGAAGACTCCAGAAGTACCGCTCTTATCAGCAAGGGCGGTATTTTTGTGCGCAGAAAAGAGGTATTTATGATTTTTAATCAAAAAATTAGAGTGTACTGTCCGGGATGCGGACGGTTGGTCGGTGAATGCAGTTCAAAATCACACATCGACAAGACATATAAATGCCGGAATTGCAATAAGATGGTTGTTTACCATACGGAAACCGGAGAACGTGAGATCAAGAAACTTCCAAAAAGAGACCAAAGCAGCGGAATGACATTTATGTAGGTGAAAATATGAACACTATGAAATTTCAAGACCTTGTAAAGGGTTGTCACGGTAGAAAAATTGCATATACGGATGTGGAGCAGATAACCGAAGACAACATTGTAAAGGTTATCGGTGATTGCATCGGTGTTTTTTATTACAATAAGCCAGTTATCAAGTACTTGTGGGAGTACTACAAAGGAGATCAACCGGTACTATACAGAACAAAGCTGTCAAATGAGGATATCACCAATCGAGTAGTAGAGAACCATTCTTTTGAATGGGTGCAATTCAAGGTCGCTCAGACTTACGGAGAGCCTATTCAGTTTGTCAGCAGAAAAGATGATGAAGCTGTAAATAAGGCAGTAGATGAACTGAATGATTACTTAGCAGATGCAAATAAGCATGAGAAAGACATAAAAGCTGGTGAGTGGCAGTCGGCAACCGGAACATCATTCAAAGCTATTCAGATTGTGAATGGAGATGTGCCTATCCGTGTGGTTGCACCTAATCCTCTGAACACGTTTGTCATTTACAACCGCAGTTCCGAAGAACCGATTTTGGCGGTACAGGAATTAAAAGATGAAAATGGAGAGTGGTACAAACTCTGCTACACGGAATCCTATGAATGTAAGATAAAAAACAGTGCGGTTGTTCCTGATACATGGAAACTTCACGGATTTGGTGGTATTCCGATTGTAGAATTTCCGAACAACCATGAGCGGTTGTCTGATATTGAACTTGTTATAGATCTGTTGGATGCAATCAATAATACGCAGTCAAACAGAATGGACGGCATAGAGCAATTTATCCAGGCGTGGTACAAATTTGTAAACTGTGAGATTGACGAAGAAGAGTTCAAAAAAATGAAGATGAACCATGCATTGGTTGTAAAGTCCATCAATAAAGACAATAAGTCTGATGTGGATGTCATGTCACAGGAACTTGACCAAACGCAGACACAGGTATCCAAAGATGATTTAACAGACAGCGCACTTTCAATTTTGGGAATACCGAACAAGCAAGGAAACACTGGCGGTGATACGCAGGGTGCGGTTGAGCTGAGAAACGGATGGGATTTTTCAAAATCAAGAGCAAGGCTTAAGGATCCGGTTGTTAAGACAGCAGAGAAGAGACTGGCCAAGGTTGCGCTGAATGTTATCCGCATTAAGAAAGAGGATCTGAAAATCACTCTTAGAGATTTTGATGTGCAGATTAACCACAGTCCACAAGATAATATGTATACCAAGTCGCAGACATTACTGCAACTTCTGCAGTGTGGTATTCATCCTCTTATTGCAATCAAGACGGTTGGACTTTGGGGAGATTGCGAAAAGACTTTCAACCTTTCCAAACCTTACCTTGATGCTCTGTGGAAAACTGCTGACATTATCAATATAGAAGAGCAGATGGCGAAAGCACAGGAAATAGTAAAACAAATGCAAAATAAGACAGTTGCCTAGAAATAGGTAGCTGTTTTTATTTTATAAAAATTCGCAATGCCGTGAGCGTATAAACCGGCAATGTCAACCGGTGTCGTTGCACCGTATAAAAATTCGTAGGACATAACGGAGGTAATTTATGAAGAGAGAAGAACTGACAGCTATGGGTTTGACTGATGAACAGATTGAAAAAATCATTGCTGAGAATAGCAAGGATGTTCAGGCAGCAAACGCAAAAGCAAACAAAAACAGTGAAGAGTTGACAAGACTGCGTGAGTTGGAAAAGGAATACACAGCCATGAAAGATAAGGATTTATCCGATTCGGAAAGACTGCAAAAAGACCTTGATTCTGCAAATGCAAAAATCGCAGAACTTGAAAAGACGCAGGCTATTGCGGCACAGAGAAGCAATGCAGCATCCAAGTTTAACATTTCTGCTGAACAGGCATCACAGGTTATCAAGGATGACGGCAGTTTTGACTACGAAGTACTCGGAAAGATTATCTCTGATAAAGAGATTGCTGCGGCACAGGCTAAAGAGCAGGAAATCGCAAACGGAACCACAAATCCGGGCGGTGGTAGTGCTGGCGGTGGTGATGGAACTGAAAGTAAAGGTGCTGAAATGGCAAAGAAATATAATCAGCGCTATGTAATCGAACAGTAAGCAAGGAGGTATAAACGTTATGGCTTACATGAAAACCACTACTTACACTTCTGGTGTAAACATTTTAGCAAGTGAAGTCGGACTTGTGTTAAAAACTTTTGAGGGAACACAAGCAATGGCAACACAGGTAGATGATAAGAAGATCATCAAGGCAGGAACTGTGGTTCCAACAAATAACGCTTCTGCGAAGGGAATTGTGTTTGAGGATGTTGATATTACAGATGACGAAAAGAAGCCTATTTCTGTAATTATTGCAGGCCGTGTTATTAAGGCAAATTTGCCTGTTGCAGTAGATACCAATGCCGAAACCGCACTTAAAGCAAGCGGCATTTACTTTGATTAAATTACGGAGGTAAGAACAGTATGCCTAGTGTATTAACAATGATTACAGACAAGGATAGATTGGATTTTTCCCAAAACTATTCTATCGCAAGAAATTATGTAGGTGATCGTCTTTTCCCTGATATCAAGACCGAGAACCTTGAAGCAGAGTACGAAAGACTTTCCGAGGGAATGGATCTTCCTACCGCAGCAATGGTACACGCATTTGATACCGAGGCTGCTATTGGTGTAAGACCTGGATTCGAAAAAGTAAGCGTAGAAAAGCTGCTGATTAAGGAAAAAATCAACCAGTCTGAAAGATTACGCCAGTTGCTGAATCATGGTGTAAGAGAAAGCAACCTGATTGACTATGTATATGACGATATGGGTCGGCTGTCTGATTCTGTAAAGACAAGAACTGAAATCGCAAAAATGGAGGTTATGTCTACTGGTAAGATGACCATTAACGAAAATGGTCTCAATTTTGCTATTGACTTCAAAGTAAATAAGTTCAAGGCACTGAAAGGCTGGGAAGATCCTACCCATGATATCCTTGGAGATATTGCAGACATGGTTCAGATGGCTCTTGACAAAGGATATGTTGTCAATACCGCACTGACTTCTACCAAAATGCGCTCTTATATGCTTAAGAATGAAGGAATAATGAAAGCTATTAAGGGAGTTAATTTCGTTGGAATGGCAATTACTCAGGCAGAAGTGGAAAATCTTTTGTTTAGCCTGCATAGTCTGAATATGGTAATTGATGATGATATGTACGGAATTGCCAACAAGGAAAATACAACGAGAACTCCAAAGAGATTTTTACCGGATAATGTATTTACTCTTTATGTATCTACTGGAAACGGAAAGATTGGTACTGGACTTTGGGGCGTAACTCCGGAAGAAGAAAAGGCAAGTGCATTTACAAGCTTGTCCAAAAAGCAATTCATTACTATTTCCCAGTGGGCAACTCCTGATCCGGTTGCTGAGTGGACTAAGGCTAGTGGCGTGTTTATTCCTGTAATTCCTAACCCTTATGGAATCGTAATCGGTACTTTAACCGAAGGAGAAAGCGGTTTGGATACATTGGTAGTGAACAGCACTGCAAGCCAAACAACTAATGGATACACGAAAGTAAGCGTTTCCCCTGCAAAAAGCGGCGACAATTCTTACAAATACAAGGTAGCAGATGATTGTAAATTACCTTCTTATCTTGGAAATGTAAAGACGTATGCTACTTGGGATGGCACTTCTGAAATTGAAGCAACAACCGGCAAGGAAATTATGATTATCGAGTGTGACCCTAATTACAGAGCAGTAAAGGCAGGTATTACTACGGTAACTGCAAAGGATGAATAAGAGGTAACACATGGCAGAATATACGACTTTGGAGCAAGTAAAAATCCGTCTGAAACAATTTCATATTGATTCTGAAAGTTCCGAGGTCGTGTTTGACCATTTGGAAGAAAATCCTCTTTTGCAACAACTTATTAGTCAGGCAGAAGCCGACATCAGAGCAAAAAGAATGTACCCGGAAAGTTACACAGAAGAGAAGATTGCTGCGGATATGAAAAAATTTCAGTCCGTGGTGGTTAATCTTGTAGTGTATGACAGATCGCAAGCCGGTGAAAACTTCATGGCAAGTTATTCAGAGAATGGAGTGTCGAGAACATGGAGAGACCGTGAGGATCTGTTTGTTGGCGTATTTCCATTTGCAAAGGTATTGTAATTAAAAGAAGATTGTGCGTAACCATGTTACTGATTCCAGTAATAAAGTTGCAGGCGGCACACTTTAAGGGTGGTGGGCGGTGTGCCAACAAACAAGGAAGGCGGTATATGATGTGACTATAGAGTTATCTACAGCAATCATTATAAGCGTGTTATCACTCGGTTTTTCCGTCTACATTGGTCTGAAAAACAGCAAAAGAACAGACACAAAGGATATTGAGGAACGTGTGAAAGAAAACACACGCATCAACATGAAACTGGACACCATCCTTGATACTATCAATGAAATGAAAAGCGAGCGTTCAGAGATGAAGAAAGAGCTTGCAGAGCATGAACAGAAGCTGACAAAGGTTGAAGCCAGTACGGCATCTGCACATCATAGACTTGATGGAATTGAGGAAAGACTTAACATTAAAGAGAACGGAGGTAAGGAATGATGGATTTTTCACAGGTAGGAACTTGTGTTGCAATCGTGGTTATTTGCTATCTTTCCGGTATTGGAGCGAAGCTGATTCCGGTTATTAAGGATAACTACATCCCGGTTGTTGTCGGCATTGTTGGTGGCATTCTCGGAGTAGTAGGAATGTATGTTATTCCGGATTTCCCGGCAAATGATGTGCTGAATGCTATTGCGGTCGGAATTGTTTCCGGTTTGGCAAGCACTGGTGTAAATCAGATTTACAAGCAGGTGAAGAAAGATGCTTGACATTAACAAGCAGGACATGAAGTACTCACGTCAGGGAGAAAAAGTCACGATTTATAACCGTGACAAAAACGGTAACATTATTTATGATGAAGTGGCAGGTGAAAAAATTCCGTCAATCAAAGGAACGATTACGGAATTTTTAGAACCCGTCCTTTTTTCTGCCAACATCAGTAATAAGCTGTCGGAAGTACTGGTAAAAGAATTTGGTATTGATGATTCCAGTTCGTATTGTCAGATTGTGACCGATAAAGGCTATTTGCCGATTAAGGCAGGGGATGTTATCTGGAAGAAGTCAGAAGTAGGTCGTGACGATGACGGGTTTGTGGATAACAAGACTGCGGACTATGTTGTTAAAGGCGTTGCAGACGAGGGACTGACAGCAGATTTGTTCTTGTTACAGAAAACGGTGAAGTGATATGGGAAAGACAATCAATATTAACCTGTTTGACCCAAAGTCCATACAAGCGGCTGTAAAGGCTCTTAGAGACTATGAAAATAGTTTAGAGTATAAATGTAGGCTACTGGCTGAGACACTGGCAGAAAAGGGTGTAGATATTGCTAGAGTGCAGATTGCTGACCTTGATGCTATCTTTACATCGGAACTTTTGCAAAGCATCCATTCGGAATATGTTGGATCCGTAAAAGGTGGCGGCGTTTGGGCGGTGGTTGCAGGTACAGACCATGCGGCTTTCGTGGAGTTTGGTACTGGTGTTGTCGGAAAGCAGTCACCATATCCATATCAACTACCGGAAGGTGTTGACTGGCAGTATGCAAGCGGAAAAACCATAAGGCAATTTGCGGATGGAAGATATGGATGGTTTTATCCTGCGGATGACGGTAAATGGTATTTTACAGAAGGTATGCCGTTAAGACCATTTATGTACCTGACTGCAATAGAACTTCGTGATATTGTATCACAGACAGCAAAGGTGGTGTTTGGTAGTGGATAATGAATATCAGTGGGTATCAGATTTCAAAGTCAAGATTGCATCGTACTTAAAAATGAAGATACCACAGAGCCATCCTAAAGCTTATGTGACGGACAAAAGTAAGGATTTGTCAGACCCTACATTCCCTACGGTGTACTTTCATGCTATGCCGTTTACAGAGACTGGACAAGACCTTGAAGCACGTTCGGTTAATGGAATCACAGCATCATACCAAGTGGATGTGATAACCAACAAAAGTCAAGAAGAAGCTGAAGCTATCATGTCTACGGTTGCCGGACTTTTCAAGCGTTTGCGATTTCAAATAACTTCCATGCCGGAGTTCAATAATACTTCGCAGGACACATACAGAAGCACTGCACGGTTCAGAAGAAGTGTAGATGCTGACGATATATTGTAACTATTGTCAGAGCCTAACGGCTCTATTTTTTATGCAAAATTGGAGGTAAATATGGCTACTGGTTTAAAATCAAGAATTGCCTATAAAGAGCCTAGTTCTAGTGCCGCTACTGGTGAGTACTGGGCAGGAACGTACAAATTGCTTATGAGAGCAAAAAGTATTCCTTCACCGTTCGGAAGTCAGAACATGGTGGATACTTCTACACTGGAAGATTTGGTAGAGACACAGGAAATGGGTCGTAGAGCCGCTAACAGTATGGAAGTGCAAGGAGCATTTGAGAAAAAGTACAAGGATGAAATGGTGACAAACGAGGGAAAGAAACTCGATTTTATCATCCTGTATGGAACTGACGGAAAAGGTTCAGAGGGTATTTGTGCATTTATCGGTCAGGAAAGTTTTGCACCGGACGAAGCAACAGACGATCATCTGACCGGAACTGCTACGATTGCACAGGCTACTGTACCGAAGTGGATTGAAGATAATTACACTGTTGCAGTAACCGAAGACGAAAACGGTTATCCCACAGCAATTACACTGACAAAAAAATAGAAAGTCAGTCAGAAACAAATAACACTGCCGTGGCTGACAATGATGAAACGGTAGATGATACATTGATTTAAGCAAAAGAGAGCCGTCTTCGGGCGGCTCCTTTCCAACAAAATGTTGGGGAAAGGATATGTTTTTATGAAGAAGATTTTAGTTAATGATGTTGAATATACTTTAGAGTTTGGATTCGGTGCTGTGGAGTGCAAGGATTTGATTCAAAAGATGTTTCTTATGCTTTCCGGTGGCTATGTAGCTAAAAAAGCAAAAAATGTACAGAATCCCACACCAGAAGAAATTGTAGATGGTAGCGGATATATGCTTGCAGAATTTCCTCATGTATGCAAAACGGCTTTTTATGCTGGCCTTATCGAAAACCATGAAGATATTACACCGGATGAATCCAATGCTTTAATGAAAGAATACATGAAAGCAAACGGTCTGTCTTTTGTGAAGCTGTATGGAGAACTGACAGACTGTATGAAAGAAGACGGTTTTTTCGAACTGTCGGGTCTGACGGAAATGATGACGCAGACCAAGGAAGAGATGGAGAAAGAGGACAGCAAGGTAACAAAGATGCCACAGGATCACAAGAAGAAATCGACTGGCACAAAATAATATGGGAAGAATATTTTCCATTTGCTTTTTCCATGGGAATTTCGATAGAAGAGTTCAAACATCTGAATCCTAAGAAATTAGAGTGGTGTTACAAAGGATATAAACTCAAAAAAGAGGAAGAAGATAGAAACTCATGGCAACGGTGGGGAGATTACGGAATATCTGCATTAATCGTTGCAATAGACTCTTGCTTACATGGAGAAAAAGCAAGAGCTACTTATGTTGAAAAGCCTATTTCAGAAAAGATAGCACATGATAATGAGCCTAAATATAAGGAATCCAACGAAGAAATTGCAATATGGGAAATGAAACAGAGAATCAAAGCATTAAGAGAACAAGGGCTGCCGGAAAGTCCGGATTAAGGAGAAACAAACATGAGTTTAACAGTAATTGATGTGTCCTCATACCAGGGGACGATTAACTGGTGGGCGGTAAAACAGAACGGTATTGATTTTGCTATTCTAAAGGTCATCCGTAAGGATTTGAACCCGGACAAGAAGTTTGAAGAGAACTGGAAAGGTTGCCAAGAACACAACGTTCATGTGCACGGAGTATATGAATATGGATATATTACAACGGTTGCAAAATCACGCTCTGATGCAAGAAGAGTGCTTACTATTCTTAACGGTAGAAAAGTGACAGTATATCTTGATGTTGAAGATGCCGTGATGAAAGGCCTTGGCAAAAATATTATTCCTATTATCAATGCTTACGGCAAGGTCATCACCGATGCAGGATTACAGTTCGGTGTATACACTGGGGAAAGTTTTTACAAGACATACATTAAGCCTTATGGCGGTGTGAGTTATCCCATGTGGATCGCACGGTACGGCAAGAATAACGGCAAGTGTGATGTGAAGTATCAACCGCAAGTACCGAACATGGTAGGATGGCAGTATACTTCTAAAGGGCGTGTAGGCGGCATTGCAGGAAATGTGGACATGAATGTATGGTACAAGGAGTTAGATGCCGTATATGAGGATTCTACAAGCCATAGCAACCCTTATACAGAGCCGGAAAGACTTCTTTATTACAAGCGTCTGACAATGATGAAGGGAAATGATGTCAAGTGGGCGCAGTACGAACTTGTAAGAAAAGGCTTTATGCCTTCTGTAAATGCGAAAGGTAAGACGAACATTGACGGATATTTTGGAAAAACCACTTCTGATGCAGTAAAAGCATTCCAAAAGAGTGTCGGTATCAAAGTGGACGGAAAAATCGGTACGGTTACAAGGGCATATCTCAAAAAGTGATTTTAGGAGCGGTAGGTGTCACAGCTTACCGCTCTTTTCTTGGAAGTGGGAGACACTTCCTTTTTTTATTGCGGTAAAGGCGGTGCGGTATGGCAGATATTGATTCTTTGCAGATTAAAATAAAAGCGGATGCGAATAACGCAAGTAACGCACTGGATAAGTTGGCAAATAGCCTTACGAATTTTCAGAAAAGCTTGTCCATTGATACATCCAAACTGACAAGCATTTCTAATAGCATACAGAGTATCGCAAATGCCGCCAGTTCTATGAATACGAGCGGTATTAAGAATATCTCCACGTTGACAAATTCCATTAACAGAATGGGGAAAATAGATACAAGCGGATTAAGCAGAATTTCATCTGCACTGAAGACTTTTTCTGCTGACATGGCAGGAACTAAAGTAGATGGAGTAGGAGATATTGCGAGCATAGCATATTCAATTTCAAGACTTGGTGGTGTGGCATCCGGCAGAGCAATCACAAACATTCCTTTGCTGGCAAAGAATTTGAAGCAGTTATTTACAACTCTTTCAACCGCTCCGAATGTCAGTGAGAACATTATCCGCATGACAAATGCACTGGCAGGACTGGCATCTACTGGTGCGGCATCCGGGAGAGCCGCAAACTCTTTAGTACGTAATCTGAACACATATACGGCAAGCGCAAAAAGAGCCACGAAGAGCACATTCAGTCTTGCAGCGGCTTTCGGCAGATTCTACGCAACCTATTTCCTTGTGATCCGTGGAATTAAAAGTCTGTGGAAGTCCATAGAGGGAACCACGGACTATATCGAAGCATTCAACTACTACACGGTAGCATTCAATAAAGTCGGCAAGGAATGGGGCAAGGATTTTGAAAAATTCGGTTACGACAACGCAGAGGATTATGCGCAGAGTTTCGGAAACCGTGTAAATGAACTGCTTGGTAAAATGTCCGGTCTGAAAGTAGATGTAGACGGTGGATTGATTTCTGAAAGCGGAATGAAAAACCTGGGACTGAATTTACAGGAGATTACGCAGTACGCTTCACAACTTGCATCTATCACCAACTCTTTAGGGCAAACCGGAGAAGTCACTACGGCAATTTCAAAGTCCATGACAATGCTTGCCGGGGATATTTCCTCCCTGTTTAACGTGGATTTCAGTACAGTTGCGACTAATTTACAGTCCGGCTTAATCGGTCAGTCAAGAGCACTGTATAAGTATGGTATTGATATAACGAATGCCACCTTACAGACCTATGCTTACAAATACGGCATTGAAAAGGCTGTATCTGAAATGTCACAGGCAGAGAAACAGCAGTTGCGTTTACTGGCAATCTTAGACCAGTCCAAAGTATCATGGGGAGACTTGGCGAATACAATCAATTCTCCAAGTAACATGATTCGTCAGTTTACCAACAACGTAAAAGAAGCCGGAATGGTACTGGGTCAGTTGTTTATCCCGGTATTGCAGAAAGTACTTCCTGTCATTAACGGTGTCGTAATTGCGATTAAGAGACTGCTTGTTAGTGTTGCAAATTTACTGGGAATCAAGATTGACTTTTCGTCATTCGGTCAAGGTGTATCCGGGTACAATGAAGATTTGGAAGATACGGCAGATGCGCTGGATAAAGTTGGAAAAAGCGCAAAAAAGGCTAAAAGTTACACACTTGGTATTGATGAATTAAATATCGGTGACAATAACAGCGGTTCAAGCGGAAGTTCTTCTGCTGGTGGAGCAGGAATTGACCTTACCAAGGAAATCATGGATGCTACTGCTGAATACGAAAAAGTATGGCAGGAAGCATTTGACAAGATGCAGAATACAGCTATGGGTTGGGCTGACAAAGTAAGTAAGGTGTTTAAGCCAGTAAAAGACATCATAGAAGATCTGTCATATGCATTTAAGTTTGATTCTGATGCCTGGTTTAAGGTTGCCGGAATGGATACTTCTAAACTGGTAACTGGTATTTTTGACTGGTTCACAAGAGCAATAGATTCTGTTGACTGGGAAAAAATAGGAAGACACATAGGTAGTTTCTTGGACGGAATGGATTGGACAGCAATCTTTACGTCTGCCGGAAATTTCATAGAAACTGCCATAGATGCGGCAATCGATCTATGGAAAGGAAGTTTTGATGCTGCACCGATTGAAACCACGATTATAACAGCAATAGGACTTTTAAAATTTACTGGTGTTGGAGATATCATATGGGGAAAAATATCGGACAAGTTATCAGCCACGGTACTTGGATCAAGCATAGGAATAGTTCCTACAATTGCAATAGCTGCTGTTACTTGGGAGATTGGTTTTAATGTCGGAAAATCATTAGGTGAAGCACTTTTCCCTGATGATAAAGAAATCTATGAAAATTTCTCGTTTTTTGGAGAAGGTGGATTCTTTGATACAATAAAAAACACTGATTTTTCAATACTATTTGACGCTTGGAAACAGATGAACTCTGATGCGGCAGATTTTTTAACAAAAACAATGCCGATAAGACAATTCTTTGATTTTCTATCACAATTTAAACTGGACATAAATGATACGTTTGGTCTAGTATCAGTGTTTGAAAATTTAAAACCTATTGTTGGAAACTGGTTTAATGAATCTGTCAAGCCTTGGTTTTCTGCCGAAAAATGGAATCAATTAGGAACAAATATTAAGACCGCACTTTCTACGAAATGGAATGAATTTACCGCATGGTGGAAAAATATTGGTTTTGCAAACTGGTGGAACAATGTAAAATCATATTTTACTACCGAGAAATGGACATGGAGTGGCATTAAAGACGGATTGTCTAATGCATGGAACAATGCTATAGCGGCTGTTAAACAAATTTGGAATAGTTTTGCAAACTGGATAAATGATAAACTTAATTTCTCATGGGATCCTATAACGATAGCCGGAATACAACTTGCACCAGGAGGAAGTATTAGTCTTGGCAAAATTCCTACTTTTGAAACTGGCGGTTATGTTCCAAGCAGATACACAATGTTTATGGCAGGAGAAAACGGTATACCGGAGATTGCCGGAACAGTAGGTGGCAAAACAGCGGTTGCCGGTGGAGTTGAAATCACTGGAATCAAAGATGCCATTAACACCACAGCAGAAGCACAAATGCGCATGATGCAACAGGAAATTGACCTGCTTAAGCAGTTACTTGTAAAAGAAACATCTGTCAATATTGGTGATAGAGACATAGCAAGGGCAAGCTTAAGGGGTCAGAAAGCTATGGGATTACAGATTATTACTTAAGGGTGGGATTTATTCCCAATCTTTTTTTCTATGGAGGAAAACACAATGATAGCAAGAGCGAGTGATTTCATCATAGTAAACGGAGTACGCTTTCCGTGCCCGGCTCCAGGAATGGAAATAGTTCGGTCGCAGACGGTTAATTCAGGAAGAAATGTAAATGCTGCAGTTGTCGGTCAAAAAGTCGGAAGAAAATTGTGGAAGATAAATAATCTTCAATGGAATGGTTTAGATGCGGAAACATGGAAAGAAATGCAAGATGCGTTAGAGCCATTTTTTGTGCAAGTTACGTTTACTGGGGATGACAATGAAAGGCATACACACACAATGTATCCAGGAGACACTACCGGTAAGCCGTTGTTTTTGGATGATATTTTTTATAGGAACTATGAAACGTGTAAATTCAATTTAATTGATTGTGGGTGGGAAGAATGATAAAAGCTTCTAACGCTTATAAGTCTGCAATGCAGAAAAAGATAAGAGACAGGGCATACATATCAATTACTCTCGGTGTAGTAAATGGTGATGCACAAAATACGGCTCATTTTGACGGTGATTACGCATACTGGGGAAACAAGGTTTTGCCGTTTAAAAATGATGCAGAATATACGGAATATGCTACTTTGGAACAAAATTATATGCGTGTAGACGGTCAAATGTATTTTCTTCCGAGAGAGACAAGCGGATTGTACCAGCTACGTAATGCTCCATTAACTACACAAAACATAATGGAAACTGTAAAAGTAGCATTTCCACAAGAGTATTCCATCAAAGGACTTACGATAGATTTCGGAAAATATTACCCGACTAGCTTCAAAATTGTTACAGATGAAAAAGAATTGAATTATACAAATGATAAACACGATTTTTCAACAACGGATGTAATCGGAAACACCACAAATATACAAATAATTCCTATATCTATGGTCGGAGGAAATAAACGTCTTAGAGTAGAAAAAATCGTAATGGGTGTTGGATTGACATATAAAAATAATGATGTGTCAACAGCATCTTTTGAAGAATTTGTTAATGGAATTTCAGCGGAGATTCCATACAGAAAATTATCTGTAACAATACTGGATAAAAACAATGTATACAATGTAGACGATGATAATTCCTTTATCAACTTTCTTGAAACTGGACAAAAAATGGAGTTATCATACGGAATGGTCCTGTCAGACGAAACAGTGGAATGGCATAAAAAAGCCACGATGCTTTTGACTGACTGGAACTCTAAAAAAAATCAAATGTCTTTCACCGCGAATGATGTTCTTTCAACTTTGGAAGACAACTATACAATAGGAAACAAAATATACGATAGAACAGCATATGCAGAAGCTATTAGCATTCTAAAAGATGCAGGATTCGAGCCTGACGAGTATTTTGTTGACGATTGTTTAAGAGATGTGAGCCTACACAATCCAATGCCGGAAGCATCTCACAAAGAATGTTTGCAGTTGTTGTGCAACGCTTCAAGATGCATTTTGTTTGTGGATTCTGACGGAAAAGTAAATATTAAAGCAAATTTTGCGAATGTTATAGATCCTGCAGATATGCAGGTTACATCAAACGGAACTGCATGGTGGGGAAATGCCACGAATGTATTATATGGAAACAACAATGTATATGCAGAGTTGACAAGAAATTTTATGCGTGTAGATGGTTCACAATTTTTTCTTCCGAGGAATACAGGTACAGCCATCGAACAGACAGGATATGTTACGAGCAATGTTTCTGATGAAAATGGATTGTTTTCGGAGAATCCAGTGCTTACATTAAAACTTCCTGCAGCATACACGTATTATGGATTGTATATTTCATTCCAGGGTAATCCTCCAAAAGAGATGAAAGTATCGACATATAATGGAGATACACTTCTTAAGACTTTCAAATATGATGATTTGAAAGAAAAATCATTGTTAAATGATGAATTTGAAAACTTCGACAGTATTAGTTTTGAGATAACAAAAGCATACCCACAAAACAGAGTTTTGATTGATAAAATCAGTTTTGGAAATTTATCTGATTATGAGTTGAAAAAAGACTCCATGACAGAAAATCCTTATGGATACGCAGAAAGAAAAACAAAAGATGTTTTTGTCAAAATATATACATTTCAAAACGGAGAGGATAATACACCGCAAGTAGTTGAAGATAACGTATATCTAAAGAAATCAATTAACAACTCTGGCGAAATAAGGTATTGTGAAAATCAACTTATTTCAACGGAAGATCATGCAAGGACTGTTGCTGAATGGCTTGGAAATTATTATGCGAATAATATTTCTTATGATGTTCAATACAGAGGGGATCCGGTGCTGGAAGCTGCTGATATTATTTTCATGGAGAGTGATATTGTAAACAGCTTACAAGTAGAAGTGGAAAAACACAAATTAAACTTTAATGGTGCTTTTAATGGAACATTACAATTACGAAGAGCAATGAGAACATAAGGAGGTTGTAATGAAAAAAATAATTAACGGTCTTCTGTATAACACGCAAACTTCTGAAATAATATATGTTGATGAAATGACAAATAGAAAAATATTCAGAACAGAAAAAGGTAATTTTTTCTTGTTTTATCCAAACGGAGAAATAGTGCCGAAAACAAAAGAAGATATAAAAGAGTATTTGGGGCTGAATGATACAGAGAAATATATAGAATTGTTTGGAGATGTGGAGGAAGCATAATGTGGGCAGATCCTAAAACAAATTGGTCTTCTGAATGGAATGGTGAAACGTATATAGGAGATTATTTTTTATATACAGATTATAACCGTATTAAAAATAATCTTTTGGAATTAAAAAGCACTGCAGAATCTATGTATAAAATATCATCTTTTAATCTTGGAGAGGATAAGGTTGAAGCAGATCTGATTTATGCCGATGAAGTCAATTTATTTGAAACTACGCTGGCAGAAATTAACAGTTCCACTTTCTCATTTTCTGAACAATTTAAAACATGGAAAGAGAATAAATCGGTTCCAACATATGAAGACTGGAACAGGATAGAATCGTTGCAGTTAAAAATATACAATACGTTAGTAGCACAAAGAAAAGCGCAGAACCGACTTGCCTTTACGCTTGGCGGTCAGAAAGGATTTAAGGTGTGATTATGGCAGATTTAAAAACAAACTACGTTGATGATGTATTAGACACAACTAAAAATCAGGTAAGAAAATATCAGCAAATACAAAATGACGATGGAACTGTTTCTTTTGTTGATGTTACTGAATATACGCAAGTAGGAACCTCATTCGGTGCAAAAGACATCAATGATACTAATGCAGCCATAAATGCTGTAAATGGCAATTTAGGAACTCAAGCGACTATGTCATTAAGCGGAACTACGCTTATTATTACAACGAAATAGGATGTGATATCATGAGTTTAATATTTAATGGTACTACTGTAGATAACGTTATTTATGACGGCACTACTCTGGAAAAAGTCATCTACAATGATGTAGAAGTATTTACCAGCGCAGTAACAGTTACTTTTGTAGAAGCCGGGGTTAGTACTGCTGTCAAATATAAGAAGGGAGCTACTGTTAGTAGAAGTACGGCTCCTAGCGGTGCTACCTTTGTCGGATGGTCTATGAGTAGTAGTGGAACTAGTCCGGTCGCGACTTTCACTGCTAATAGTAATATGACTGTGTATAGAGTAATTAAGAAGAGTACTACGTATGGAAGCGGTACTTTAACTAGAAGATGGGGTGGTTCTTACGATCAAACCACTGATAGGACACAAATTAGTAATGAGATAATTAATGGAGCTCAAGTATCATCTATATCTATTACTTGCGATCATACATATAATAATGAGCCCGTACCTATATGCATAGGGACAACACTACTTGGTTACCTGACTGGTGGAACTAAAAGTTTTACTGTACCGACGAACGTAAATGATTATGTATATCTTGGTAATAATACAGGTGTTTATACAATGTACTATGATAGTATGTGGGTAACGGCACTTGGAACATATACAGGTAGAACAGTTACTAGTCAATATGTAGGTTGATTAATTAGTTACTTAATATATGTGAACGTAATTATTACGTTTTCCGGTGTAATATCAGTATATAAGTATGCTTCAATTAATCCAGACGCTGTCACTGAAATTCTCACATATGCACCACTTGGAGATGTTGCATCAACAATTCTATTTCCAGTAGGTCTAGCAATTTCTGGCAATGTTGCAATAGTAATTGTTTTTCCTTTCGTCAAATTTTTTAAACCATCTATATACACCATTGCCTCAAATGAATTTGCTCTATAAAGAATAGGACGTACAGAATAGTCGGTGGTAATTGAACCACTATGCATAGTTAAATTGCCATTTACAGAAGGAGTGATAATCGATGGGTGGAGATTAAAAGCAAAAATAAATCAATCAAAAAGAGCATGGTGTAAAAGCCATGCTCTTAATCTATTTATCTGATTCCCCATTCACCGTCATTGTTGACGAAACCAACCACATATCCTATCATGTCATCAATAATGTTTTCCGGGAGTATGCTGTTTGGAGATATGAGCGGAACATATCTACATTTTTTTACACCATCTTCAATTATATGTGTTTTCACGACAATATATATTCCACCATTACTGGTCACAATACATCGTTCACCGTCTTGCGGTTCACGATCCGCTGCAAGGAGAATAATTTCCCTAGGCAGATAAAACGGCATATAGTAGTCGCACGGAATTTTCACACCGATATAAGCCTTGGATTTTATGTCTTCCGGCAAACTGTCTATGCACATGGGTTCCACAGCATTTGTGGTTGCGATAATTCCATTCATAAGTTGTGGATTAAGGACAGAAATATACTTGTGCGATTTTTCAAGACTGAAATAGATTTTAGCTTGGTGACGTATGAAGTAACGGATAAGGTACAGAGAGTGTTCCGGCAGACTGCGGCATATCTTGACAGATTCCAACATCTTATCTTCCATAGTGCCGCAACCTACCAGTTCATCTACACTGATTCCAAAGGCTCTAGCAAGCGCAACAGCGGTCGATAGCTTTGTGTCGTTAGAATTACCGTATAATAGTGAATTAAGCGTAGAATAAGGCAAATTAGCTTCATCAGCAAGCTTGTAAACCGTCATGTCCGGCTCATTTAGAAATTCATGGAGATTCCCACGAAAACTTAACATATAATTTACTCTGTTGACTGATAGATGTGTCGATATTTCTTTGATTCGGTCTTTTTTCATCATGTTTTTTGTCCCCCTTTCACATGATACACTTGTAACATCCCTTGTTTCAAGGGACTTCAAGTTCTGGCGAGGGCGGTGTTTATTGGCGTTTTCACCGTCCTCTTTTGTTGATATTTTACAACAATAAAAAACGTGCGTCAAATATATTGATTGTTAAGAACATATGTTCTATAATGTGCTTGTTCGCTACTTTAGATTGTGTGGAGAATTAAAGAGAGAGGGGCGTGGTTACGATGGAAAAAGAAATGACAAATGAAGAATACAGAAAAGAGTTGTCAAATATGTTTGGAAGCATAAATGAAAACTATATTTTGCAGTGGTTCTATGAATTTGTAAAAGAAAAAACAAGAGGTGAATAATCACCCCTTGGTATATTTATCGTAAAAAGCTTCCGCTTGAAACAAAAGCATATTGAGCATTTCTGGTGGAAGCTTTTCGGCAATTTTAGCAAGTTTCATCACATCATAATTTTTGCTTATTCTGGCTATAAAAGCTCCGTTCATGTCTATGTAATCTCTATTTAATCCAAATGATTCTACAAAAGTGTTTATATTATTTTCCGGCACAAATCCCTTGTTGATAATCTCAACAAGGCATTTCTTATAATAACCCATTCTGTCAATGAGATTAGTGCTACCAACATTGTTATAAATATAATCAGAATATCGCACTTTCAAATAATCAGTCAAATCATTTTCGAAGTCAAATGTTCCATCTTCTAATTTAATTTTATAGTCTACTCGTTTTTTTATAATATCCTTATATGGAACCAAGTCTATATTTAATTTTTCTGCTGCTTCTATAGTTTTATGAACATTTTCGTGAATAGCACAATCAAAGTCATCAAATGGATTGTATTCTGTTCCACATTCTTCACAAACAATTTTATCAGTTTTTCCCATTAAGAAGTCCATAGATACTCCAAAGTATTCACAGACTTTTTGAGAGGTCTTCGGATCTGCCATAGAATTTTTCTTTTTCCATGTGCTTAAAGTAGAAGAGTTAACACCAGTATCTTTACCAAACCTATATGGTGTAATTCCTTTTAATTCACACAATTTTTCGAAAGTTTTGTACATAATATCACCTCTTAAAAAATATTTCGGCATAACGAAATAGACTATTGACAACTTCGGTTTAGCGAGATATACTATGTACATACCTCGGCAAAACGAAATATAAAAATAGTTTCTAGAAAAATACTTCGTTAAAAAGATGTAACTCGTTCGACAAAGGAGATTATATCACTAAACCGAGGTATATACAAGTATTATTTACGGAAAGGAGTGATATTTTGGCACAAATGTTTACTTGTGAAGAGGTAGCAGAGAGATACAAGGTAAAAGTCATTACTGTTTGGGAATGGATTCGTCAAAAAAAACTTGGGGCAATCAAGTTAGGAAGAGAATACAGGATCACAGAGGATGACCTTGTGGCATTTGAAGATTCAAGAAGAGTTAAAACTGAATAGAAAGGAGAAGTATGGAAGAATTAGTAAAAGTTGGAACAAAAGAGTTGCCTGTTATTGAATGGAATGGGCAAAGAGTTATTACCACCGCACAGTTGGCAGATATTTATGAAACGGATGTTGATAATGTAAAGAAAAATTTTCAGCGAAATGGTGATAAATTCACAGAAGGTGAACATTTTTACTTACTTACGGGGGAAGAGTTAAGGACTTTTAAGAACATGGTGACAGATTGTCCCCTTGTCGGAAAGAATGCAAATCAGCTTTATCTCTGGACACGCAGAGGAGCAAGCCGACATTGCAAGATGCTTGGAACTGACAAGGCGTGGGAACAGTTCGATGTTTTGGAGGAAAATTATTACAATCCGAAAGCACAACTTGATATGTCCAAGTTGTCACCGGACTTGCAGATGTTTCAGAAACTTTTTAATTCCGTAGCAGAACAGCAGTTAGAGCAGAAGAGACAAGCAGAAAAGGTAAACCGCATAGAGCAGACTGTCTCCAACATGAAAGATATTTTCACGAAGCCTATCGGTGACTGGAAGTCGGAAATAAATGGAAGGATACGGGAGATTTCAGTTAAGAGTGGAATTGGATATCAGACATTATATGGACAGCTTTACGGTGAACTGGAAACGACAGCACATTGTAGCTTAAATATGCTTCAAAGGAACAAGATAAATAAGATGAAAAAGGCAGGTAATAACGAAACAGCTATTAAAAACGGCACAACTAAGATTCAAATTATTTATGAGAAACCACAGTTGAAAGCAATTTTCGAGGGAATCGTAAAGAATTACGCAATGAGGTACTGCTCATAGAAAGGAAAAAGGAATGAGAAACAAATTTTTGAGATTAAGCAACAGAGTAATTACATCAACAGACAACAAAGGAAAAGCAATGTATTTTACGAAAGTAGACAGCGCCGCTACATTCCAGAAGTTGTTCCATGATGAAGAAGCTTCATACGGTGTATCTGTAACAGATATTGAAGTAGATATGGGAAGTGGAGAAACATTTACAGATGCGATTTTAATGACACATAGTGCAGAAACAGAAGATGGCTCAGATATGTTTTTGGATGTCATTATCAGCGATTTACTGGGTACGTTTGTATCCGAATGGTATTAAGCCTATGAGAACAACAATAAAGCTGTTTCTTCCTATTATAATAGCACTCTCCATCACATTTACATCCACGGCACAGCCATCCGGCAGTTTTATCTCCGAGGAAGCACAGGAAACGTGTGTAAAGTACGGTGAGGAATACGGCATCTGCCCGGAAATGCTCATGGCAATGATCGAGAAAGAATCTTCCGGCAGACCGGATGTGGAAAGTGGCGGTTGCAAAGGTCTGATGCAGATTTCTGACAGATGGCATAAAGACCGCATGGAACGTTTGGGAGTGACGGACATCTACTCTGTGGACGGAAATATTCATGTGGGAGCCGACTACTTGTCGGAATTGTTTGAAAAGTACTGTGATGTAGGAATTGTACTCATGGTTTACCACGGAGAGAAGAACGCATCTACAAAGACAGAATTAAGTGATTACGCAGACTGGATATTAACCAGGAGCGCAGAACTGGAAAGGATGAATGGAAAATGACGAACAGAGAGAGATATGCGGAAAAAATTCTTGATATTGCAGTAACTGGACATCCGTTTGCTATTAACATAAATGGAGAAGTCAATAGTTGCGGTAAAGTACCATGTGACGAATGTATATTTCGGAAAAATAAAGTTACTGATATTTCATGTGGAGAAAAAATAAAAGAATGGTCAGAGCAGGAATATGTTGAACCGCCTGTTGATTGGTCAAAAGTTCCTGTGGACACAAAGATTCTTGTGAGAGATTCAGAGGATGAAAAGTGGAGAAAAAGACATTTTGCAAAATTTGAAGATGGAAAAATATTTGCATGGACAAGAGGAGTAACTTCTTTTTCTTCGGTAAGCTCAGATTCTATAACAAGGTGGAATCAAGGAAAACTTGCGGAGGATACCGTATGAGTGCCAAAAAGCGGTTTACCGTCAAAGGGTGCATCGGAAAGATATTTTACAGTCCGAAAGAGTGGGAAGTTGACCGTGAAACAGCATTCTATTACAGAATTGTAAACCGCAATACCGGGAAGAAAAAATGGTTAAGAAAGGAGTATTTTTATGCAGAAACGACAGATTATCCCCATCGTCCGTGCGAATGAGATTCTGATTGCAAGACTGTTAGATGCAGGAATCTTGTATATCAGCGAAGAGGACAACATGATCCACGTAACAGAAGACTGAAAGCCGGAGGAGTGAGGAAATGGAAAGGAAGATAAGAAAAATCTTGGTAGAACTGGGGCTGAAACAGTACTTGCCGGGATTCCAGTACATCATCGAGGTTGAAACGCTGATGTTTGAGAACCGGAACAGAAGACTTTCTGAAATCTACCGGATTATCGGAGAGGAACACAGCACAAATGAAAAAAGCGTGTATCAGGCGATCAAGTGGGTTGTTGATAAGATGAACCCAACCACAGAGTTGTACAAGAAAATCAATGAGACAGACAAGCCGGTATCAATCTATATGTTTGTAAATTCACTGTATTTATATCTTTGGGAGGATAGGAACAATGAGGATTAAACACATCTTTTTGCAGAATTTCTGCAAATTCTATGGTTCTAACGTAGTGGACACTGATTTATACGACCGGACAGAGGTTTCCGGGGTGAATGAAACCGGTAAGTCCACAATCAAAAGAGCAATTCAGTATATTTTTGGATGCCGTGACGAGAACGGCAGAGAAATTACCGGAATCAGACCGCACGATAAGGACGGCAATGACATTGACGGAGATATTACCGAAGAAGTTACCGTGGAGATTGGTGGTACAGACAAGGTTCTGAAAAAAGTATGCCGTCAGAACTTCAATAAGAAAGGCGAGTTTACCGGAAATGTCACGGATTACTATGTGAATGATATTCCAAAAAAGGCAGCAGATTTTGAAGCATTTTTGGAAGAGAGTGTATGCGGAAAAGATAAGTTTTCACTTTGCATCAATGCCATGACACTTCTGCTGAAAGGTGGCACGGATCAGAGAGCAATTCTTACTGATATGTTTGGTCAGCACAGTAATGATGACATTTGCAATCAGTTTCCGGAGTTTGAAGCATTAAGGACTGTTCTGCAGGATGGCACTGTTGATGAACTGAAAAAGCGTTGCAATACGCAGTTGTACGGCACAAGGGGAAGAAATGGAACCAAGGGCTTGCAGGACTTGTTAGATGAAATTCCAAGCCGAATTGACGAGGTAAGCCGTCAGAGAGTAGATATTGACCTTGCGGATCTGGAACTGAAAAAGAAAGCTTTACTGGATAAGCTGTCAGAGAACATTAAGCAGCAGACAGATACGCAGAACAGTATGAAGTCCTACGATAAGCTTTCTGATGGAATTATTGAGTTAAAAGGTCAGTTGAGTGCATTACAGCAGAAAGCAAATGAAAAACTGGATGCGGACAGAAGAGATAAGCGCACAACACTGAATCAGATTCAGAATGAGCATCAGAAAGAGTTGCTTAAGGAAGATACCATTCGTGAAGAGATCACGGAACTGGAAAAGCGTATCGCACAGTATGAGCAGAAGAGACAGGATTTGAAGAAGAGTTGGGATTTGAATAAAAGCCTTAAATTTGATGAAAACTCTCTGATTTGCTCCTACTGTGGACAGGAATATCCGGAAGAGAAGAAAGAGCAGTTAAGAACGGAGTTTGATACGCATAAGGCACATGAATTGGAACTTATTACCAAAGAGGGTTCTTCCTGCGCTGAACATATCAAAGCGGATCAGGCAGAACTGCAGCATAAGCGTGAGGAACTGAAAAAGATCGAGGATGAAGTGGAACGGTTGGAAAAAGAGATTGCCATTGCTGATAATGCCTTAAATTCCATTCCGGCAAGCGTGGATATTTCCAACACAGAAGAATACAAAGCTATCCAGTCACAGATTGCTGAGAAAGAAGCTTCCATGAACAAATTCACTGACATGAATCTTCTCAGAATCCAGTTAAAAGGTGATGAAGAGCAGATCCGCAATGATATTTCTGTGGTTGATAAGTCTTTGGCGAGTGTAAGCATTAACGAGAGTGTGGATAAGCGTATCACAGAACTGGAACAGGAGCGCAAGAACATTGCACAGAAGATTACGGATGTGCAGGCACAGCTTGACCTGTTAAAGAAATTCAGCCGGAAGAAGAACGAACTGTTGGAAGCTGATGTGAACAAGTATCTTTGCTTCTGCACTGTGCGGATGTTCAGACCTCTTGTGAATGGTGACACGGAAGAATGTTGTGACTTTACATACCGTGGAGAGCCTTACAGCCGGAACATGAACCACGGAGCAAGGATTCTGACGGAGATTGACATTTGCAATGCGTTTCAGAAGCGGTGCGGTGTGGAATTGCCTATCATGGTTGACGATACCGAGAGCCTTGACCCTTGGAAGATTCCTGATGTTGACAGTCAGTTGATTATGTTCCGCAGAAGTGATGATGCGAGTTTGAAAGTGGAGGAAGCGAAGAATGAGTAATGAAACAGAGAAACGCTACATTGTCGAGCGTGAGTTTGAACACGTAGGGTATAAATGCGTTGTGATATTTGGAAATATGGCTCACAGGTGCGGATATGTTGGCATTCCAAAGAATCATACGTTATACGGAAAAAATTATGATTACCATCTTGAAATAAAAAAATCAGATATTTGGGGCAGAGAAGTAAGTGGCATTTTCCCTTTGCTTGGTGCTTGTATTGATGAAGATGAAAGAATTCGAATTGAAGCATATTTCCAGTGTCACGGAGGTATTTCATATTCAGGTGGTGGAACAAATTCAAATTATCCTATCAAAAGTGATTTATGGTGGTTTGGGTTCGATTGCGGTCACGCTGGAGATAAGGCGGATTTGGATTATGCAATACAGAAATTCCCAAGCCGTAAAGAAATTTATCAGATGCAAAAAATGATAGAAAGTAAATTTCCTGTTGGTGTCGATGTCGTTCGTTCAGAAGAATATGTTGCTGATGAATGTAAGAAGTTGGCGGAGCAATTGAAAGAGTTTGAAAGGAATGAAGAGAATGCAGATTAAGAAAGAAACAGTCATTTCTGTTCTGACAACAAGCGGAGAAACAATCAATGCCGGTGACACAGTGATATTCAATTTTGATGACAAGTGTTGCGTGGGTGTGTACTTGGGACTTTCAGACCGTGGAGCTTTGAAATTCAAAGGTAAGATTGCCGATACGGATGTGACATTCCATGTGATGCCTAGAAGCATCAAGGAGATTTACAAAGCTGATGTGACAGTGCATCAGGGAGTTGCAAGTGGATTTATGAATGAGCCGGAAAGTGAGGAAGAATAATATGGAAAAACATAAATTTAAGGTTGGAGACAGAGTAAAAGTAAAAAAGGATATTGTTACGCTCAACAGAAGAACTGTGGGGAAATGCGGAACAGTCAAAGAACTATTGACGGATAATTACTGCTCGGTTGAGTTTGACGAATTTGTAGGCGGTCATGATTGCAATGGATTCGCCAAAGAAGGGCACGGATGGAATCACGCAGAAGATGCGCTTGATTTAGTTAAAACTCAGAATGAAACCATCGTAATCTACCGCAAGGACAACAAAGTAGTTGCACTGGACAAATCCACTGGCGAGAAAGCAGAAGTAAAATGCAATCCGGCTGATGAATTTGATTTCCGTACTGGTGCTAAGTTGGCTTTTAATCGACTGATGGGCGAAGATGTGAATTCTGATAACGGTGTTCGTGAGGTGAAGAGAAAAGCCAAAGTCGGTGAGTACATCAAGATTGTGGATGCAAAACCTTTTCTTATACCATATGAAAACGGAGAGATTTTCAGAGTAATTGGTGTTAAGAACGCAACATGTGAGGTTGAAAACTCTGTTAAAAGGTTTTACGCATGGCACAGAGAGTACGTTGTCCTTGAAAACTACAAACCGGAGAAAGAACCGGAGAAGAAAGACGAAATCTGCGTGGGAGATACCGTAAAAGTCACAGATACCGGTAAGCAGTACAACTTATACGGTACATGGAGTGGTCTTTTAGGATACGAACAGAATTTTGTAAGAGGGTCAGATGTAAGCAAAGATGATGAATACAAAGTTTTAAGAATTAAAAAACACGATTATATGTCTAAACGTACTCTTGCACTTATTCAGAATCCCAAGACAACACAGGTATTCATCATTAACATTAACGGCATCAAAAAGGTAGAAAGGTAGGTAGAAATATGGCAGACGAAAAGAAGCAGGAAAACACAGGAATTGTGGAATACGAATCAAATGGGGAAATTGTAAAAATTTCCCCAACAACGGTAAGAAAGTACCTTGTAAGCGGTGGTGGAAACGTATCGGATCAGGAAGTAATGATGTTTATGTCTCTTTGCAGATATCAGCATCTTAATCCTTTTTTGAAAGAAGCATACCTCATTAAGTTTGGAAACAATGATCCTGCTACTATTGTTACCGGAAAAGATGTTTTTACAAAAAGAGCCGATGCAAATCCGAATTATGCAGGAAAAAAAGCAGGAATTATTGTTCAAAAGAAAGATGGTTCCGTTGAAGAAAGAGAAGGATCTTTTGTCCTTAAGGACGAATCTATTGTAGGAGGTTGGGCTAAAGTGTTTATCAAAGGAAGAGAGACACCGGAGTACCAGTCAGTATCTTTCGATGAATATGTTGGAAGAAAAAAAGATGGAACAATCAACGGTCAATGGTCTAAAAAGCCTGCAACAATGATAAGAAAAGTTGCTGTTGTACAGGCATTAAGAGAAGCTTTTCCGGATAAATTCCAAGGTTTGTATGCGCAGGAAGAATTTCCTGATGTTTCCGATGTGAAACTTGATGTGGAAAAAGTTGTGGCAGAAGAGGTACAGGCAAATGCAAACACTATTGAGTTTCCTGACGCAAAATTTGAGGAAGTACCGCAGACCGCAGAGACGGACATTGCCAGCGCAGAGACACCGGATTGCTTTAAGTAGGGAGGATGAAATATATGAAGAGGATATACAAAATTTTTGTTATTTCAGTAATGATGTTTGTAATGATGCTTTGTATTTGTAGTTGTAGCACCGCTGATACTGTGAATTACAATCTCAATAAAGAAGCTGACGAGTTCAATGTATACCGCAGAATCACGGTGACTAATGCAAGAACAGACATGATTATGTTGCAGGCAGAGGGGTATATGGCTCTTAGCAATAACTCTGCTAATGAACTTGTCGTTACATTTAAAACTGGGGAAAACCAGTATTATAAGGACTACATTTACTTGAACGACTGGACTTGCTATGTGATGGAACAGGTAGAACCGAAATCTACGGACAGATACCATTATGAATTAGTTTTTTACCCGGATCGGCTTATTCCGGATATTGAGATTAAGTAGGAGGTTGCCATGAGAGTTATATCGCAGGACGGAACGATTGATATGCCATATGAAATCAGTTCTTTAAGCATGGCAGTTGGGAAATATGAAGATGTTGAGCATGCGGCTATTTATTGCCACAACTCTTCGACAGCAATGGGAACAAAAATGGCTGAATACGGTTCCAAAGAAAAGGCAAAGAAAGCTATGGAAATGCTTAGAAAAGCATACGTTGGTATGCCGATTCTTTTTCAAAATGTTGAAATTACAGAAGATGTGGTAAAACAGTTTGAAAAATTGAAAAATAGTGGAATTATAGTTCAAACCATGAACAATGAGCCATCAAAAGTTGAATATGTAAATAACTGCATATTTCAGTTTCCAAAAGATGACGAAATTGAGGTAGAAACATGAAGCTAAAATGTTTAGGCTCCGGTTCTTCCGGTAACTGCTATCTTCTAACGGCAGATAACGGTGAAACACTTTTACTGGATGCAGGACTTCCTATCATGGACATAAAGCGTGGTCTTAACTGGGATGTTAAGTGTGTTGTGGGTGCGATATGCACCCATGCGCACAAAGACCACTCATTATCCGTATCAGACCTTGAACACATGGGAATACCAGTATTTAAACCATATGAGAGTTTAGAACCTATGGAAATAGGGTTTACTGGTGGAAAAATAATGGCATTTGATCTTACAACACTGGATGGTAAGTGGACACATACCAACGCTGATGGTTCAGAATGCCCTTGTTATGGATTACTGATTACTCACCCGGAAATGGGAAAATTGCTTTATGTAACTGACACTGAATTTGTTAAGTGGCGGTTCCATGAAGTAAACCACATCCTTATTTCATGTAACTATCAGAAGAAGTACATTACAGAGGATTCCAACGATGCTAAGAAATACCATGTATACCGTGGTCATATGGAACTGGAAACGGTAAAAGAATTTGTCATTGCGAACAAATCAGATGCCCTGCAGAACGTCATATTGTGCCATTTAAGCCGTGATAATTCTGATTCCAAAGAATGTGTCGCAGAGGTAAAAAAGATTGATCCATTGGCGAATGTGGACTATGCGACAGCAGGCAAGGAATGGATTTTACGGAATGGAAAGGAGTGTCCGTTTTGATTGAGTGGAGTTTAATATCTAAACTTATGAATTGCTTTCCGAATAGTGTTGTAACAAGCAAAGTAGAATTTATAGCACATATCAGAAGCAACACATATTTTATATTGAAAGATTGTAAAACAGAAATGGATGTGAAGTGTAAAGTTTTGGAATGGCTTTCAATGGCAGCATACAAAACAGAACCATACAGCACTAAAGAGAGCAATGACAAATTCCATAAATTCATTTTGCAAGGAATAAATGATTTTTTGGGTACTACTTTTTCAGAGAAAGATATGGAAAAGATATACACATATTTGGGAAACAGATGTAACCATGAAAAAACAATAAGTTTTGTTGCCAGCGGATATGATATGAGCGTTTTAGAAGAATAGGTGGTGATTCGTTTGGCTGATTGGAAGAATGTAGCAAAAGCAAAATCCATAGAGAGAAAGAATCGTGAAAGAATACTGGCGGTCAATCCACACGTGGACGATGAAAGTGGAATTTACTTTCTGACAAGAACAGACGAGGATGGTTTCCGTTTTGCGTATGTGGGACAGGCGGTACACCTACTACAAAGACTGGCAGGGCATCTTAACGGATACCAACACATTGATTTATCCATGAAGAGCCACGGATTGTATTCTGTGGAAAATATATACGGTTGGAAAATCGGATTCTTACATTATCCGGTAGAAGAACTGGACAAGTGGGAGCAGTACTGGATTAAGCGTTATGCGGACGAGGGTTACCAACTTCGCAACAAAACAGCCGGTGGTCAAGGTGATGGCAAGAAGCAGATCGCAGAGTACCGACCGGGAAAAGGTTACCGTGATGGTATGGAACAAGGCAAAATCAACCTTGCAAGGGAACTTGCGAACATAGCCGACAAGCATCTGGTCATCAGTTTGAAGCCTGAGAAGCAGAACAATTCCGTTTCACAAAGACAATTTGTTCGGTTTATGGAACTTTTGCATGGAGAAAAGGATGGTAGCAGTGATGGTTAAATACGAAGGTGAATGCTGCGGATGCGCAACGGAAGCTTATCCATGTCTCGGCAATAGGTGCCCGAACATAAATGTGAAACATTTGTATTGCGATGATTGTAAGGAAGAGGTAGAGGAACTTTACGAGTTTGACGGTGTACAGTTTTGTAAGGAATGCCTGTTAAAGCAATTTGAGAAGATTACATGAGCGAAAAAAATTACGATTGTAGCTGTTGGAATGAGTACCCAAACACAATGCACTCAATCAACGGACGTACTCACAAACCGTATCAAAGTGGTAGATGGAAATGTGTTGATTGCTACGAATATGTAGGAAAATCAGAATACGGTGCTACTCATTGCAAAAGGAAAGAGCCAGAACTTGAAAAGAGGTGATACATAAAATGCCAAAACGATATGACAATCCGCAGGAAATTTTGAAAATCATGCGGCAGACAGAACTTTTGAAGCAGTCTGCGGAGAGAAGTCCATTCACCGGAATACTGACACTGTTCTGCTATACCTTGTGGAAAGACTACAAGTACTCACAGACGAGACTTTCCGACTTTTGCGGTAAATTCACCGAGTACAACGAAAAGTACGAGAATGAGCATTATACGGAGTTACAGAGTAGGCTTAACGATTTTGCAGACTGGACGATTGAGTACAAGGAATTTACCGAAGCTGATTATCCACATTACAAGTCGGTTGTAGCGCAGAAATGCATCCAGGAACAGGTCAGATGTAACAACATTATCAATGAGTTGTCCACAAGGTACATCCTATATGGAATGGTAATTCTTATGGAAGATGGATTTAGTAAGAAGAAGCTGACGAATTTCAAGGATAAGTTTTCTGACCACATGGACAAAGCCGGAGAAAAGTGCAACGGCAAGGATTTCATGGACTTGTGGAGAGAACTGGTTGAAAACACCGGAATCTATATTGAGAAGCCTATTTTTGAGTAAGGAGTTCTAAATGGCAGAAAAACGAATGTTCAGCGCAAAAATAATTGAGAGTGATGCTTTTTTGGATATTCCTGCTACGGCTCAAATGCTTTATTTCCATATCTGTATGAACGCTGATGATGACGGATTTGTAAACAACCCACGGAAAATCATAAGGATGTGCGGTGCTTCAGAAGATGATTTGAAATCCTTGATAGACAATAGATTCCTTTTATCTTTCGATAGTGGTGTTATGCTTGTAAAACACTGGCGCATTCACAACTACATTCCACCGGATCGTTACAAGCCGTCATGCTATATGGACGAAAAAAGCAAAATAGGTGTGAAACTAAACGGATCATACACTACAGACCCTAAAAAGATGGTTTCCCCAGTAGAGGGAAATCCAAAGAAAAATTGCTACGACAAAGAAATCAAACTTGATAAGAGGTGATATAAATGCAGATGACAGGTTATGAATTGTTGGCGAATTACGAAAAAGCAGAGGACAAAGATAAGCAGATTCAGATTCTTGCGGATTTGAACCACATTCCGGTTGATATGGTGTGTTTCGTGATTGACAACAGCGAGAAATTCGATGTTTCAGAAACACCATTGTCCGCAGAAGAATTTGCAAAGTGGTGTGAGACGGAACTTGACCGTGTGGATGCTAATATCCATGCACAGGAAAAATATTACAGAGAAATTTGCAATGTATACAGAATCGCAAGTACATACGGAAAAAGGAGTGTAGCTGTATGAGAGAGGGAACAGGAAACTTTCAGAACGGTGACTTACTCTACATGGCTACACATCCGGTTGCTGATGCTATTAGAATCGGACGAACGAAGCCGTATGAGTGCAGCTATCCAGTGATGGTGGAGAGACCGAGGATCAAGGAAAGGAGCAAGAATGGGAAAAACAGCAGAGATTAGAGGATACACAGCCGAAGAAGTTGCAGAAAGTAGACGTATAGAATTGGAAAAAGACTATGAAAAATGCCGTAATAAGTTTGATGAAGTAAAAATCAGAACGCAATCGGTTAAAGCTGCAAAATTAGAACTTGAAGAGTGCAAACATGAACATGAAAAAATGCTATCAGAATATCGCAGAGATAGTGTAAACAGAGTTTTATCGTACATTCGCACAAAGAAAATTACGGACTCAAATGAATTGGATTTACTGCTGTGCCACTGTCAGAATAAGCTGAACGGCAACATTGATGGTATTGAGTTAAATTTGCACTATGAGTAAAGGAGCAAGGATGGAGAGACTGACAGAAAGAAATATTTATGAATGTGAAAATTATTAGCGGAGGTGTGCAAAACATGATTGAGAAATGGAACAGGAGGGCGAACGATGGGAAGACTGATTGATGCGGATAAATTAAAAGCGGATTTAGAAAAAGCAATTTCAAAGAACGAAGATATGGATTGCTTAGACTTTTTACGCGTTGCTTCTGTTACAGATGCCCAGCCTACCGCCTACGACCCGGACAAGGTTGTGCAGAAGTTGGAAGAACGCACAGCATTCCTTAAAGACTGTACGAAGTATGGAAATAAGACAGCAGAGCAGCAGTCAAAATCCTACGACACTATGATGATGTACGAGGTCAAGGATTTGGTAGATGATTTGTTGGAGATCGTAAAGGCAGGTGGAGTAGATGGCAATTAAGCCGATTTTATTCAATACAGAGATGGTTCGGGCGATTCTGGATGGGCGGAAGACCTGCACCCGGCGTATATGCAAAGATGCAAATGAGTATACCGTGCCGGATATGGAATTTTACAATGCCGACAAGAGAACTTATGCAGTACATAACTTTGCTGATAAGGAGCATATGGAACAGTTAAGTACAGTGGAGAGAACCTGTCCTATCTGTCCGGGTGACCTCCTGTATGTCCGGGAAACATGGTGTAAGGGATATTTGATGAATGCAAAAGAAAGATATTATTACAAAGCAGATGATAATGATTTCCTTTGCACATGGCACCCGTCCACCAACATGCCAAAACAAGCCGCACGTATCTGGCTCCGGGTTATGGACGTGAGGGTAGAGCGGTTGCAGGAAATAACCGCAGAGAGTGCTTTAACTGAGGGAGCAGATAAGTACATTCATGCAAATGGAACATTAAATGAAGACCAAACAATCACATCGTTTATAGGGATTTGGAACAGCACCATCAAGAAATCCGACATTGACCGCTACGGTTGGGGCGCTAATCCGTGGGTGTGGGTTATCGAATTTGAACGGTGCGAGAAGCCGGAAGGAGTGTGATGCAGATGGAACGAGTTGATTGTACCAACATTGAAAATATCGAGGTTAAGTTTGATGAATATGAAGTACTTTATCAAAAAAATAACGACTTTAAGCGGTACGTTGACCGCTACTGTACCAAGCATCGTGTCAGCGTGGATGAAGCCTTACAGCACTATCTGGTGCAGATGGCGGGGAAGATGTACAAGGAACAAGCAGAAACTATTGTAAGAAAGGAATGAGAATATGGGAAATAAGCATACATTATCTGATTTATACCAAATGCAAGCCATGCCGTTGTCTGCAAAAATACGTATGACAAAGTATCGAATTAAGCAGTGGGTTGATAAATATGGTGAGGACGGGGTATATGTAAGCTTTAGTGGTGGAAAAGATAGCACAGTACTTCTCGATATTGTGAGACAGGATTATCCAAAAATTCCGGCAGTATTTGTGGATGTTCCGACACAATATCCGGAGCTGAGAGATTTTTCAAAAACATTTGATAACGTTGAAATTATAAAACCCAAAATATCATTTATGGATGTCTGTAAAAAATATGGATTTCCTATGTTTTCAAAAGAGATCTCTGCATGCATAGGAGAAGCAAGAAAATATTTTGAAAAACTTGAAAAAGAAAATAACCAAAATACAATCTTGACAGACAGACAGACAGACAGACAGACAGACAGACCTTCCGTATGCTTATCGCATAGCAGATCTGGTGGGAATAGACCGGCGAAAGGACAAAGAGAATACAGAATATCAAAAAATCAAGATGGGGAATATCCCTAACGCACCTGTGAGAACAAAACAACTTTTAGGTATATTTAAGCATAGGGAAAATGGTGTTGATACAGATGAATATTCAAAGATGTATGATAGGTCAAAGTATATTTTTATGCTTGATGCAAAGTTTGCTTGTTCTGATATGTGTTGCAAAGTTATGAAAAAGGCACCTGCTCATGAATACGGAAAAAGAACCAGAAGAAAAGCTATAACGGCGCAGATGGCAAGCGAAAGCAAACTGCGTACATCACAATGGATAAAAAACGGATGCAACGGTTTTGATATGAAAACACCCATCAGTAATCCCATGTCTTTTTGGACGGAGCAAGACGTTCTTTTGTATATAAAACTATATGGAAAAGATATAGTAAAAAGGAAAATCAATAATAACCGTGATGTTATGTTTTATGGAAATCGTATTGTTGATCGTAAAACAGGAAAAACCATAGAAGAACAAGAATTTTATAATCCTATCTGCTCTGTATATGGTGATGTTGTCATTGATTATGATGCAGAGGGAAGTGTTGATGGTCAAATAGACTTGTCGGAGTTATCTGCTGATTATGGATTGTTTGACACAGGAAACAGACCGCTTAAGACTACTGGATGCAATAGAACCGGATGCGTGTTGTGCGGTTTCGGGTGTCATCTTGAAAAGCCGGGAGAAGGACGTTTTGAACGGCTAAAGGAAACTCATCCAGGAATGTATAAACTGTTGGATGTTATCGAAAACAATGGGGTTACATATCGTGAAGCTATTGATTGGATTAACGAACATGGAAATATGAATATAAGGTACTGATATTCCCGGATTGTGGAATCATGTGCTATTTAGCACAGAAATAAGAGAAAGGAGCCGTAATGGATTTTGGATATTACAACATGGATTGCATGGATGGGATGAAATATTTCCCGGATGGTTACTTTGACCTTGCAATTGTGGATCCACCGTATGGGATTGGAGAAAATGGGGATAAAAACCATACAAGAGGTAAACTGGCAAAAGCAAAGGATTACAAGAGTTTTAGCGGAATGGATATAAATCCACCAAACGAAAAATATTTCGATGAACTGTTTAGAGTGTCAAAAAATCAGATTATTTTTGGGGCAAATCATTTTATAAGCAAAATGCCGTTTGATAGTAGTTGTTGGATTGTTTGGGATAAAGATAATGGAAATACTGATTTTGCTGATTGTGAACTTGCATGGACTTCGTTCAGTACTGCAGTAAGGAGGATTAAATATAGGTGGAACGGAATGCTTCAGCAAAATATGAAACACAAAGAAAACCGTATTCATCCCACACAAAAGCCAGTGGCACTATATGAATGGCTCCTAAACCGCTATGCAAAGCCCGGAGACATTATCTTGGACACACATGTAGGCAGTGCCAGCAGCTTAATAGCCTGCTACAGAACCAACCATCCATATGTTGGCTTTGAACTGGACAAGCATTATTATGATTTGTCAAAAAAAAGATTAGATGCAGAAATGGCACAAATGCGATTATTTGATATTATGCCGGAGGTGATGCCATGAAAGCACATTGTTTGTTTGAACAGTCAGGAACTTTTAAAAATGCGTTTAGAAAATATGGAATAGATTCTTATGACTATGATATCCAAGATGAATTTGGAGAAACTGATTATGTGATAGATTTATTCAAAGAAATTAGGGGGGGATATAACGAAAATCAAAGCATATTTGATGACATAAAAGAGGATGACATTATACTTGCATTTTTTCCATGCACATATTTTGAATGCCAAAATCAGTTATGGTTTGCCGGAAATAATTATGCTCAAAGGGGATACAGTGACGAAAAAAACTGTGAACTGGTAATAAAAAGGCACAAAGAATTAAATGAATTTTATGAGGTTTTAAATAAGCTTGTAATAATTTGCATAAGGAGAAATTTGAAACTGATTATTGAAAATCCATACAGCCAGCCACACTATCTTACAACATATTGGTGTATAAAACCAAGCATAATTGATACAGACAGAACAGCAAATGGAGATTTCTATAAGAAACCTACACAGTATTGGTTTATAAATTGCAAACCTAAAAATAATCTTGTGTTTGAAGCAATAGATTATGTTGAGAAAAAAGACATTGTAAAGGCAAAGGCAACAAACTTTACATCAAGAAAGACAGAACGCTCAATGATTCATCCACAATATGCAGATCGTTTCATTCGACAATATGTTATTGATGAAAATATATGGATGAAGTGAAATAGTAACTCAAAATTTGAGTTAAAAAGTGAAAAATTTAATTAAAAATTTGAGTTTCTATTTGAGTTGTTTTAAATAAGTTAAATTAGGATTTATCAAAGGAGCGGAATATGGGAAAAATTAAAGTGAGTGAAATTGAAATAATTGTCACTGGAAAAAAAGAAAAACCTTATTTTGAAATAAAATACAGAGAGGTAGGAAAACGGTATTACAATATTGGCTTCAGCTCATACAACTTGGATTATGTTTTTGACTGGAAAGAAAAGTGTTTCGAGGTGATTAAGCCAAAAAAGAATATCTTTAGAAAATTATTTAGGATCTAGTGGAGGTAGAAAAAATGAATGATGAAATGAAAAAAGGAATGTTACTGGCATATCAGTCAGTAAAAGAGGAAATGGATACTATAAAGGCAGAGTTGAAAAGAAAAGGAATTGAAGAAAATAAAGGTTTTTCTACTCTGAAAGGATTTATTGAGGATAATATTAGGCAGTTAAACTGAAATATTAGGATTTAGCGGAGGTAGGACATGAGCTGCATTGGATGTATCTGCGAGCACTGTGCTAATAGCGCAGAATGCTTTGATCATTGCCAGGGAGAGATGGACGATACGTGCTTTAACTGCAATGAGTGCATTCACTGGGATGGCAAGACAGGACGGGAGATGTGGAGGGACGAGTGCCCTAAATACAAGATAACGGAATACTACGCAGGTATTCTCCGGAAGAAAATGAAAATATTAGAATTTAGGAGGTAGAGATGAGCAACCGACCGGAAATTACAAAGAAACTGTCCATGTCGTTGGAAAAATACATAAATCCTAAAAATGACACAAGAATTTACATGGCTAAAGAGGTCACATTTGATTATGCTACAGGACATGCAATCAGAGTGGACTATATGAAATTTAAGCCTGTTAATAACACAGTTTCTGGAATTGAAAAAGGGGATTTCTATTGTTATGAAGTAAAATCTTCTATTGAAGACTTCAATTCAGGACACGGTTTGAACTTTATAGGCGATTACAATTATCTTGTGATGCCGGAAGAAGTTTATGTGGCGGTTTCAAATAAAATCCCTTACTTTGTAGGGGTACTTGTTCCAACAGAAAGCAGTTGGCGTAATAACTGGAGAGAATTGACAGTAATTAAGAAGGCAAAACGCAGAGACAGGGAAAAACCATTATCGGAAATGCTTTTTATGATGTTCCGTTCTGCGGCGAGAGACAGATTTAAAGTGTCTTAAACTGAAATATTAGGATTTAATGGAGGTACGAGTATGGATTTTTTAACAAATTTGGACAGTGAAACATTAAAGGCAGAATTATTAGCCTTTTTAGAACTTGGAGATGATGAATTCGACATATCTTCGATGGGAGAATTTGAAGAGCAGTTTGTAGAATTTATCAAAGATGATTTGTCTTATGCGGATTAATTAGGATTTAGTAGAGAAAGAGAGGTAATGAGCATGATACACGCTATATGTGATTTTTGTGGTAAGGATTGCGATAGAACAGCAACGCTACTGTCTATGACACCTTTTCAAAATTTTGCAAGGTATCATACAGATAATGAACCGTATGGAAATAGAGAAAAAACTAGAAGTTTTGTAATCTGCTATGAATGTTGTAAAAAACATAATCTTCCTAATCCGTATGAAACATATTCAGGAATTACTAAGCAAGAGGGGCATTATGAAAAGTGTCTTGATAATTATACAGATGTAGATCTTTTGGATGATCAGAAATATGATAGGTAAACTGAAATTTAGTGAAGAAAGGAAGAAGAATATGGCTAAAGCAGTATTAGTGATGGATATGCCGGAATCATGTAGCAAATGTAAATTTCTGTATGAATTTCAAGGAATCAAAAAATGTCAGCTTATGAATGTCCTCAATAATGGAGCATCAATGCTGTCACAGAATACATTTATAAAGAAACGGCATGATAAATGTCCGCTCCGGGAACTGCCGGAACGTGAAAAAGAGATGACCGATGCCGATGACCTCGGAAAGGATTATGTCAGAGGAACGATGGACGGTTGGAATGCTTGCCTGGATGAAATAGAATCTATAATTTAGTGAAGGAGACTGGCTTATGAAGTTGTCAAAACTGACTAAGCCAGAACTTGAAGAAATCTTCCGTAACGCCAATTTCACGGAAGAGGAAGAGAAAGTGTTTAAAATGCTTTCTTGCGGAAAAACTATTACAGAAACAGCACAAAAGATTAATGTATGTGACAGAACGGTCAACAGAATATCGAAAAATGTTTATGAAAAAATAAACAGACTGGAGGTAAAAAATGGTTAGAGTTACACAAGACGGCAAAGATGTTGATATTGAAGATGTTTCTCTGCCAAAAGAAATTATTGAGATTATAGCATCCATATGCTGTTGACACCATTGTAAAAAGGCTTTAGAATGTGTCGTATGTATGATAAATACGGCACATTCTTTATATATTGAAAGGAGTGTAAAGAAAATGGAATGTGTCGCATATATGCGTGTTTCCACGGAAAAGCAGGCAGAAGAGGGCAACGGCCTTGATAGTCAAAAAAGAGACATAGAGCTTTTTTGCCGGAAAAATGAACTGGTTGTATCTGACTGGTATGTTGATGATGGATATACCGGTGCAAATATGGATAGACCGGAATTGCAAAGACTTATTAACGACTGCATAAAAAAACGTGTTAAATGTGTTGTTGCGTTTAAATTAGACAGACTTTCAAGAAGTATGATTGATGGATTATACATAATTGAAAGAGTTTTTCAACCAAACCAAGTGTTATTCAAATGTGTCCATGACAGTGTAAGTTATGACAGTCCTATGGAGCAGGCATACACACAGATGATGGCTGTTTTTGCACAACTTGACAAAAATACTATGATGCTTCGTATGCGTGGCGGTATGTTGGAGCGAATCAAACAAGGTTACTGGATTGGTGGTGCTAATACTCCGTATTGCTATAATTATAGCAAGGAGAAAGGAATACTCATTCCTATACCAGAGCGCAAGGAACAAGCAAACAGAGCACTTGATATGTTTATTGGCGGTTATTCTGATTTATATATCAAGGAATCATTAGGATTTCACAGCGAGGTTCTTGTCAGAAATGTGCTTACTGGAGTTGTCAATATAGGTATGATCCCATATAAAGGGAATGTATATCAAGGACTTCATGAACCTATTTTTGATAAAGAAAGGTTTGAACTTGCACAGGAAATCAGAAAATCACGTAGGAAAAACAAAACTGCTTGTCATACGGATGCCAACTTGTTAACAGGATTGTGCTATTGTGGTGTGTGTGGATGCAAGATGCGGTATCAGAAGTGGACGCACGGAAAGCATAAAATATATTGCTGTTCTCGTGATAAAGCAATGAAGTATTTGCCTAATTTCAATCCAAACTGTAACAATTCTTTGGAATGGGCTGCTGATATTGAAAAACAGGTAGAAAGTGAAATTTTGAAAATATCCTTAAATCTTTCAGAGTGCAAGCCTATTGAAAAGCAAAGCAAACTTGAAATAATGCAGTCACAATTTGAAAAAGAACATGTGAAATTAAAAAGGCTATATGTTCTTTATTCCGATGGAAATGACACAGTTTTAGAAATGATTAAGAACACTGAAAAAAGCATTTCTGAAATGAAAGTAAAGATAACTGAGGAAGAAAAAAACGAAAGAAACAGTCAGAAGAAAGAAGTTGTTTACGAGAACATAAAAAAACTTGCCGATGTGTGGGCGCATATCGACAAGAAAGAGAAAAACAATATATTAAAAAGCATAATATCAAGGATTGTGATTGTCAATGGTGATGTTGAAATTCAATTAAAGAATTTTTAGCAGAACCTATTGTTATCGGCACAGCATAAGTGGAAAATTTTACACCAAGTGTGGAGTCAAAGTTGTCAATGGCTTTGATCAGCCCGATGCAGCCGATCTGGAACAGATCATCCACGTTCTCCGCACTGCTCGAAAAACGTTTGATCACACTTAGGACCAGACGTAAATTTCCCTCAATATAGCTCTCGCGGGCAGCGGTATCTCCTTCGCGGATCTTCGCAAATAAAGCATCCTTGTCTGCCGCCTTTAACAAAGGCAGCTTTGCTGTATTGACACCGCAGATTTCCACTTTTCCCTGTACCATAGAGACCTCCC